AAATATCCTGACCTACGGTATGCAGGTGGTGAATTTATATACAGCACTCAGAAAGGAATAGTTCGTACGTACGGACCGCGCCTGGCAGAAAATGTTATTCAAGCGTTAGCAAGAATAGTTATTACTGACCAAATATTAGAAGTACATAGACTGCCTGAAGTCGACGTAGTTCTACAGGTACACGATGAAATAATAGCATTAGGCTCCGAAGTAAATTCAGATGTTACAATGGAGAAGATTATGAATATTATGAAAACCCCACCATCATGGTGTAGTGATTTACCACTTGATGCCGAAGGAGGCGTTAGCCAGGTATATGACAAATAAAAAATCTAACTTAATCCTGACAAGAAAAGTCGGCGACCGAATCGTACTGCACACTGGATCTGGAAATCCGGTGTGCACGATTACGGTTACAAACGTTTCACATAAAGCATGCAAACTAGCTTTTGAAGCGGACAGTTCTGTACGTATAGACAGGGAAGAAGTTTACAAAAAGAAGGAGAAATAAATGAATATAGTATTTTTACAAGCTAAAAAACCGCTTGTCAAAGAAATAACTAAGAATGGTACAAAACCGTACCCTCTTGTTAAAAACTTTACATCAACAGAAGAAACAATAACAGTAGATAAAAAAGGACTTACTAAACTGTTTCGTGCACTTTGCAGTGCAGCTGCAAACGGCATGTGTATGTTAAAGGGCCCTTTAAAACGTCCGCTCGTAGATGAGCCCAGGGCTTTTATGACCGACCGAGCAACAGCTACAGAAATTTTAGTTTTAGATATTGATGGATTACGTGCAACACCCGGCGATGACTTACAAGCTATGGCCGATCGTATCGTGCTTCAGTTACCTGATCTCTTTCACGACTGTTCTTATATAGTCCAAGCTAGTGCTTCTTTAGGTATTAAAAAAGATACTGTTTCATTACACCTATTCTTTTTGCTAGACATGCCAGTACACCCGAAAACTTTAAAAGACTTTCTTCGTAGTTTAAATTACGAGTCAGAATTTCTTGCAGAACAAATTACTTTATCGGCCAACGGCCAAAGTCTTTCGTGCGTGTTAGATCCGTCGGTTGCAGATAACAGTAAGTTAATTTACATAGCAACACCTAAATTTACTGGCGTTGAAGATCCGTACCCAGAAGCTAGATTCATCAAGGTTGACCGTGGCTCAGCTGTTCTTAAAATCTCCTCATCTTTAGTCGGCGTTAACCCTGAAAAGGTACACGCCCTTGGTTTGCAGATTAAAGATAATTTAAGGAAGAAAAATAATCTTCCTAAAAGAACAGGTAAGTTATCTACGGTCAACGTTGCTGGAGAAACGCACGAAGTATTACAGAACCCAGATAAAATGACTATAGAAATTACTCGTGTCGCAGAACCTTACGTAAACTGTAACGTAAACGGAGGCGACAGTGGAGGTTATTACTTTTTATTATCTAACCCACACCACATGTATAACTTCAAAGGTGAACCTATTTGGGAAATAGAAAAAGCAGACCCTGACTTTTATAGAAGTATATTTGATATTTTTGCAGATAAAATAAATGCAGAAACTAAACAAAAACCAATTGTCTTACGTGATTTTTACACAGACACATTTTATAACGGAGTATATGATGAAACAAAACAACAATTTAGTGAAGACTACCCACTCACGCCTACCAACAAAAACAGTCTTAATGATTTCCTTAAAAGTCATGCTCGCGGTGCCTTGGATTATGTCCCTGATGCTCGTGTCGTATTTGATCCGAGCAGTGACGAAGGTATTAACCTGGACACAATCCCGTACAGCGTAAATTTATTTCGTCGTACTAAATATATGATGGAGCCTAATGAAAATGTAAAAGAACTTTCGTACGGCACTGCTATAGAGATCCAGGACGTTGCACCGAACTTTTATAAATTAGTTATGCACATCCTAGGAGATGGTAAACCTGAGTTTGAACATTTTGTTAACTGGCTTGCGTACATATACCAAAACAAACGCAAAGCAATGACCGCGTGGATATTTACGGGCGTACCAGGCACTGGTAAAGGTTTGTTTGTACACAAAGTATTAAAACCTTTATTCGGTGAACAACAAACACCAATGCGTTCGTTAGAAAACATAGAGGAACAGTTCAATTTATATATGCGTACTGCAATGTTTTTAGTTGTAGATGAGTTTCGTATGGCTGACTCAGGCTCGGTAGGTAAAATGGCTGATAAGTTAAAACATCAGATTACAGAACCTACTCTGACTATTAGAGCAATGCGTACAAATCAAATTGAGCTGCCATCTTTCACGAACTTTATTTTTCTTACCAACAGAGCAGATGCAGTTAAAATAGAAGAAAGCGACAGAAGATACAATGTTGCACCACGACAAGAAACTAAATTAGAAATAGCTAATAAACAAGTTATAGAAAATATAGATTTGTTAGAACAAGAATTGTATATCGTGTCAGGCATACTGCAGCGCTTCCAGGTAGATGCACGTATGGCTCATACAGCATTAGAAAACGATGCGAAGAAAGAAATGAAAGAAATATCTATGTCTATTATAGAAGAGTACGCAAACGCAATACGCATACGAAATTTAGAATATTTTACAGAAGTATTAGATATACCACTTACAAACACATTTGACGCAGGCGGCATCAGCACGGCACAAAGATATGTTAAAGAGTGGTTAGCACAGGCAGATAAAGAACAAGTCATACCATTAGCTCACTTTAAAGTTGTGTACGATGCTATGACTGACAGCCGAAATACTATTTCACAGCGTGAATTTGCAAAGCGTATGTCTAGGTTAAATATAACAACAGCACGTAAACGTGTAAGTCGAGATCGCCAGGCAGGTATCCCGCGTGGAGTTGTATTAGTTTGGAAAATAGACAATAATGTAAGAAAGGATTTAATCGAAGAACACTTCGACGAAAGGGACTTAGGACTAATAGATGAAGAATCTAACACAATCCAAGCGTCCAGACCTAATCTCAACGGTTAGTGTCAAGGAGGACATTCAGTTAGGCTACATTCCAGCCTGGTCTTACTCGACTTTAAAAACATTTGAGTCTTGCGCTTACCGCTCTTACATAGCTAAAGTAAAAAAAGTACAAGAGGACTTCGGTCCCGCAGCTGCACGTGGCACGGAAATACACAAACAAGCTGAAGATTATGTAGGCGGATTACTAGCTGAATTACCTGACACTCTCAAAAAGTTTACTTCAGAGTTTAAAAAACTACGCGAAATGTTTGCAGAAGCACAAGTAGAACTAGAAGGTGATTGGGGTTTCACACGCGAATGGGGAACAACTGGCTGGCTAGCAAAAGACGTGTGGGGTCGGATCAAACTAGATGCGTTCGTACACGAATCAGAAACATCAGCAAGAGTTATAGATTACAAAACAGGTAAAGCTTACGGCAATGAAATTGCTCACAGTCAACAAGCACTTGTTTACGCAATCGGTAGCTTCTTTAGATATCCAGAATTACAAATTGCTAAAACCGAGATATGGTATCTCGATCACGGCACTATGTTAGAACAGGTGTATACGCGGGATGAAGCTATGGTCTTCATGCCCAAGTTACACGATAGAGCAATAGCTATGACTACTGCAACCAAGTTTCCGCCAAACCCTAGCAATTACAATTGCAAGTGGTGCTCGTATGGCAAGGGTGAATACCCTGTTTGCGAGTGGGCAGAAACGTGATACAATAATATTAACGAATAACGAAAGAACGATTAAGGAGTAACGATGAACGATATACCTGTGGCCTACGACCACCAAAAATCCACTACTGATTTCATAGTAGCAAACCCACAATGTTTAATAACCTCAGATCCTGGTACTGGCAAGACTCGTGCAGTTTTAGATGCACATGCTATACTCGGAGGCAAGACATTAGTCTTAGCGCCACTTTCAATATTGGAAGCAGCGTGGGGGGAGGACATTGACAAGTTTCAACCCAATATAAAATATGGAGTAGCTTATGCAAAAAACAGAGAAAAAGTCTTTAAAGACATTGATAACCTCGACATGGTCATCACTAATTTCGAGGCTGTTAACTTTCTACGTAAAAACTCACGATTCTGTAAGCAGTTCGATACAATCGTTATTGACGAGTTTACCGCTTTTAAAAATCGCACAGCCAAACGTAGTAAAAATCTCAAAGATATTATCTACCATTTTACTAATAGGATTGCCATGTCTGGTACTCCTAATAGTAATACTATTCTAGATATATGGCACCCAGCATACCTAGTCGACGACGGCGAGCGACTAGGTGCTAGGTTCTTTCAATTCAGAAACCAAGTTTGTACACCAAAGTTTAATGGCTTTGCAAACGAATGGATTGACAAACCCGATGCAGAAGACGCAGTTGCTATAAGACTGCGAGACATCACAATACGTTACGCGCTGTCAGAGTGTATGGATCTACCTGACAACATAACACGAACAATCAACACTAACTTGTCTAAACAGATACAGCAAAAATATAATCTCCTTGCTAAAGATTCTGTGTTGTATACAAAGACTGGCACAGTCAACGCGGTTCACGCGGGAGCTCGTGTCAAGAAGCTACTGCAGCTAGTTACAGGCGCAGTATACGACGAAGATAAGTTAGTGCAGTTTGTACATCAAGAACGTTATGACATAGTCATGACACTTGTAGACCAACGTGCACACTCCCTGGTAGCATTCAACTGGCGACACGAACGCGATGCTTTAGTTGAGCTAGCAGAAAAACAAGGGGTGTCATACGAAATCATTGACGGTACGGTTAAACCCGAGAAGAGAAAAGATATCGTAGCACGATACCAAGCAGGCCAAATTAAAATGCTATTGTGTCATCCACAATCAGCATCTCATGGTCTTACTCTTACAAAAGCTAACACAGTTATATGGTGTTCGCCTACGTACAACGCTGAACACTTTCAGCAATTTAACCAACGTATTCATAGAGCAGGTCAAACACAAAAGACTGAAACTATATTAATACAAGCTAGAAACACTTGGGAGCCCGAAGTGTATAACAAGCTTAATACTAAACTAGGGCGAATGGAAAATCTATTACACATTCTACAGGAGGTAGGACATGGCAAAGAAACTAAATGACTTATTAGCCGAGTACGGCAAAACGCGTGACGAGATAAAATCTCTACAAGCACAAGAAAAAGAACTAAATGTTATCAAGCGCGAGCTTGAATACCAAATTACTATTAGGATGCAAGAGGAAGGCCTCGATAAAATCTCTAATAGTGGTAGGACAGTCTCTATTAAACAAGAGATTGTGCCGACCGTAGAGGACTGGGATGCACTTCAGGACCACGTAATTAAAACTAAACAGTTTGAATTACTCCAGAAGCGTATGTCAGCCACTGCGTATAGAGAGTTGATTTCATTAGGTGCAGACGTACCTGGAGTGATCAGCACAGAGTTGACCCGTATTAATTACAGGTCAACATAATAATAACCAATAACGAATGACGAAAGGAGGAATAACGATGTCAAACGATATTAGCGTAGTAACGAGCAAGGTTCCAGCTCATGTAAAAGAGGGATCAAAACTAGGTAATGAGAATGTTCAAACTGAACACATATCAGTGCCAAGGGTAAAGCTACTTCAAAAAATGAATAACGAAGTTGACCCAAATCATAGTGAACATATAGAGGGCTGTAAAGAAGGCGACTTTATAAACACTGTGACTGGCGAAAACTACGGTTCATCTATGTATGTAGTCAACACTCACTTCAAAGAAGAGTTTGTTGTGTGGAGAAAACGTGAAGAAGGTGGCGGACTTGTAGGGAACTTCCCAACAAGAGGTGATGCTGAAGACTATCTAAGTGAAAACAACTTAGAAATGACTAAGCATGACATCACGCAAACGCATATCCATACTTTACTTCGTCTGGATGATAAGACGCAGGAAATATCTGATATACCTTTTCTATTTGATTGTGCTTCATCAAAGCTCAAAGTATCTAGAGAATGGAATACTAAGATAATAAAACAAGCTGGAGATAGGTTCTCTTACTTGTGGAAGATGTCTTCAGTCCCGCAAAGTAATGCAAAGGGCTCTTGGGTCAACATAGACATTTCAGGTGTCGATTGGCTAAAAGACGATATTTACAAACAACTAAAATCTTTCTACGAAAGAACATTTGTTAAGTAAATAATTACGTGCAATCAGGGTGCGACATTATAGGTCGCATCCACGATTGTGTTACACTTAATATGTGCGTGAAAAGGAGTTCATCAACAAAGTGCATCGACACTTATCTAAATCAATCTATCGTTGGAAAATTAACGACGCTTATCACGGCGGCGTACCAGACACATTTTACTCAGGTCGCAATGGCCATTGTTTTATCGAGTACAAATATAAAGAAAAATTACCTAAAAGAGATTCGTCTCAAATTATTTTGAACTTATCTCCCCAACAAAGAGTATGGCTAACCCTTCAACATTCTAATAATGTTATATGTTATGCCGTGCTTGCCTCGAAAAATAAAGTTTTTGTAACCCAAGAATTTAATATGCCTGGCTTAACGCTAAAAGATTTTAATGAACAAAGTATTCCTTTTAAAGAATATATACAATTAATAGAAAATATAACTATAGGAGAAACAAATGACTGATTATGTAAACTCGCCACCTCATTATAATACCGGAAACGTGGAGTGCATCGTGGCAATAGAAGAAAGTATGACCCCAGAATCTTTTAAAGGATATCTAAAAGGAAACATTCAGAAGTATATGTGGAGGTATGAGGCCAAAAAAGGACTACAAGACGTCCTTAAAGCTCAATGGTACTTAAATAGGTTGATAAAAACACTAGAAAAAGAGCAATCAGTGTCTGACGCACAGGAAAGCCCGCCAGATAAATATTGATTTAGTTGGACCTACGGCCTTAGTTACCCTAACAAAACCTCATACAGAGCATTGTGTGAGGTCATTTTTTGCCAGCTTTCTTATTTCTGGCGAAAGAACGGTTTTTTGCTCGTCTTACTACTTTTAAGTTAGATTTCTTATTGTTTTTAGGATTTCCGTCTTTATGGTGAACATCATTCCCATCTCCCTTCTTAATTAACCCTAACTTTTTTGCCATTCTATTAGCTGCATTACGCATTGCTCGCTTTTTTATTTGAGCAGGTTTGCCTTGGTAGTTCTTATATTCTTTTTTGTAGTCTCTTGCCATCTAAACAGTATACACCTTTAACTGTTCTTCTTTACCCTTTACACTTATAGTTCCAACATAAGTCATTTGGTCTAATACTTTATCGGCTGTAGTCTCTCCAATTAATATATCTACTCCTGCATCCTTAGTAGCTGATTCTAACCGAGCAGCTACATTTACTGCGTCACCTATTGCTGAATAATCAAACCTAGAGTCCGAGCCCATGTTTCCTATAATTGCATCACCAGTATTTAATCCTATACCTATTGCTATTGGTTCGGGCAATTCTTTTTGCAACGTGCGTATAGCCGTACGCATATCTCGGGCACAGGCGACGGCACGTGATTCATGTTCATCTAAATTGAGGGGGGCATTAAAGATGGCCATACATGCGTCGCCTATGAATTTGTCCACCATACCACCGTGTGCCTGTATACATTCTACTTGTACGGTAAGGACCTTGTTCATTATTTCAGTTACTTGTTCTGGTTCTAGTTTTTCAGATAGGTTTGTAAACCCACGTACATCAGTAAAAAGAAATGTACATGTCCTTCTTTCTCCCCCGAGCATTAACAAGTCAGGGTCTTTTTGTAGTCGTGCAACCTGGCGTGGATCCAGGTAATGCTCGAACTGTTTTTTAATTTGTTGTCTTAGTTTGTATTGTTCTCCAAAGCGTAACCAAAACTCTTGTACAGATATAAGTGTCATTGATATTACACTATAACTAAAATCTATAAGTATATTATTGCGTGCAAAATAGAATGCTAGAGCAATTGCACATACATACATAAACCCGACCCCCGCCATAGAACCTGCAACGGGTGCATTACGTATTATAAGTATTAGTAATAATAGCGACCCTATTAATATAAGTAATTCGTATAGTAAAGCAGCCCCAGGTATCTGCGGTACATCCACAGTCATGCTTTCTGCTAAAGCCGCTTGTACTTGATGTGGGTACTTTAGTCCTGCGGGTGTTGCTATTTGAGGCATGATACCCTTAGCAGTTACGCCAACAAACACAAATTTATCTGCAACATCCATTTCATCTAAAGTAGTCCTAGGCGTATCGACCCACGACACCCAACGTCTGCCTAAACCATCTACAGGTATCTGTGCATAATTAGGTACAGTAAGCTCTGCTATTTGTCCTTGGTCGGTTTTAATTATATAAGTATCTGCTCCCCCCATCATCTTCATAACTTCTATACCAAAAGAAGGTGTCCACCCTCCTTCTGTTTGTACTAACAAAGGCAACCTACGTACTAAATTATCTACATCTGTTCGTGCAACTGCGATCCCTTGGTATGCAGAGTCTGCTAGCACAGGAACATTACCTAACACTCCCTCACTTTTATAAGCCTCTACAGGTATGCCATCACCTAATACAACTGTGCCTGTAGTAGGCGGATAGTTACCATTTGGATTTTCAAACATAGCAAGAACACTAGGGCTTTGTATAAGTACGTCTGCAAAAACTTGGTCGCCCCCAAATCTATCTTCTTGCGGAAAAGCAATAACCCAACCTACACCTATGGCTCCTGCTTCTATAATATCTAGATGTATTCGTGCAAGGTCTTGTCGTGGGTAGGGCCACCCGCCCGAAACTGCTAAGTCTTCTTCTGTTATATCTAACGTGGTAAACCAACCAGATGGATCTGGCGTTTGCACGAGTGCATCAAATGTTTTTAGTTTTACTATTTCTAATGCTTGCCAATTAAATATTAAAGGTATTGCCAACAGTGGCACGGTTATTAAAGAAATCCATTTCTTCATTTTCTACTCCTTAGTTCTGTTGTCGAAAAAGAATGCTTACGGCTTGTATAAAAAACTTCGTGCATGCCTTTACCAGTAAAGTGTTTATCTGTGTAGTCTTCTCCTATAAATCTAATATCTATATGAGTACTGTTTAGTAAGTCTAGTAAACTTTTTTCTGTGTCGTAAGGTATAACTTTATCTATATACTTAACTGCTTTTAGTTGAACATATCTTTCATAGATAGATTGAATAGGTTTATTTTTTTCTTGTCTGTCTAAAGAAGGGTCGGTTTGTAATCCGACTATAAGATATTTACAGTTTGCTTTAGCCTCTTTAAACATAACTACATGTCCTGCATGTAATAAATCAAAAGCTCCGCATGTAAATCCGATCATCCTGATCCTTGTGTAATCGTTATAGTAGAGTCGCCCCCACCGTTTACTAACACTTGTTGTGTCTTACCATCCTGTAATAATATTATAGTATAGCCCTGCGATATGTTTAAGGTCAACTTAGTAGCCTGTGTCACTGCCCGTTCTAAAATAAGAGTATCGTCTTGTGTAAAAGTTGTTATCTGGGTAGTTAAGTCTTGGCCAAAGTTTGTACCCTGGACTAAAGAACCTGTAGCAAGAGCTTGATCCCCTAACGTGTCTAACTCTTGTATAACTGCAAGCAAGTCTTCAAAGAAGTTTACATCTAAGTAGTTTATATCGAGCTCACTAAATTCAAGAGAGTCTTCTGCTAAGTAATCAAACTTTAAGTCTTCAAACTCCAGGTAGTCTATATCTAATATTGCACCACTATTTGCGGACGTTGTGGATATCTCTGTGGATAACTTTGATTTGTCCGGAGGACTTACAATCAGCATGTTATCTATTATGTCTAACGTTAAATCTAAAATAACAGGTTTGCTTGGCGTAGACTCAAACACATTAACAGTCGTAGCTTCATAAGGCTTGTTTAGTGTTACTGTACCCATTGCGGTAGTAACAAGTATCTCACCACTAGATACCCCGTTAGCATCTGGTAATAATATAATAAGGGACCGGCCTAGCTCATCTACTGTACAAGTAAAATCTGTACCTCTTATCGCTATATCTGCCGTAGGTGTGGATAACGAGATGTTCTTTTTATCTATTTTTCCTAGCTTACTACTAACAAAACGTGCTGTGCCGTTAGCAAAACGCAAAGCCATCTTACCTTTAGATGGGTCAGGGTCATATACATACTCAGTAATTACAAGTTTTGAATGTTCTGTTAATCGGACAATAGAGTCGTCCAGGAAGGTAATGCCTACACGTCCGTTAGTTGTACGAACGTCATCCATTTGTTGAATGTCGAAGTCTAACCTAGCACCATAAGGTTGATCCCTTAGTACGCTAGCGTCTCCTTTTAGTTCTGATATACCACCAATATTAACAGCCGGTACTTGTTCCGCCGTCGTTTTGTATGACACAGACAGTACCAGAAGAACCAGTAGAAATAATTTTAAGCCAGTCATTATCTAGTGTACTCTGTTGTTGTATGTTAAATGTTCTTGAACTTCCTGTTTGATCTAGGTAAAAATACCCGCCGGCATATCCTGAGCCGTCAAATGTAACATTGTTAGAGTCACCGTCTACATCTACGTAAGATGTACCGCCATCATAGTTAATATCAAAATCAAATGTATTACTAGAACCATTGATAATCCAGTCTAGGTCTAAAGTAGCAGCAAGTGCTGATGTGCCTACATTTAAAGTAAAGTCGTTGCTGTCACCTGTAACATCTACATTGAAGTCACCATTGTCAGCTCCGTAGGTATTAGTAGGGTCTACTTGGATAGTGAAGTCATTACTGTCTCCATCAAACTCAAAAAAACCTGTAAAGTTATCAGCTAAGATGTCTCCTAAAAAGGTATTAGAACTACCTATTTGGTTTATATCTAAAGTCATAGTGCCTCCGTCGAGGTCAAGAAAAGTCATCGAACCAGCGGTAGCGTTTAGCCCACCTATGATATTTCCAGAGCCTAATTGTTCTAGGTCTAAGTTTAGTGTGGCACCAGCCTGGTCTACATATATCTCGTTATCAGCCGCGTATAGCGGTAACACAAGCATCATCGCAATCAATATTTTTAAATTTTTCATCTATACTCCAATAGCCTGCTTTTGTACCTTCCTTGATTATCTGCAGAACTGCTGTTTCTATGGCGGCTCTTAAAGCCAATCCTCCGGACTCGTTTCTTACAACACCACTCTCTATCTCGACTAGTTCTGTATTATCAGAAATAAATCGAAAAACATCGTTACTTAATGAGGCACTTAGTATTGTCTTTGTTACTAATGTCTCTAGTAAAACTTTTCCTGATGTAACAGACACTAATCTAAGTTGTACTGTTACCGAATCTCTTCTGTAAGCTTTGGTTGCGCCAAGGCCTAAGTAACGTGCTCCGGCACCTCCAGATGTAACGTTACCCTCATATCCTATCACACCTCCCTCTATAATTAAACCAGCGAACAAAAGGGCCCCTAGTTCTGCGCCCTCATCTTTTTGTTCTCTAGTGCTTCGTATGATCTGACGTTCCTTAGTTAAGTTATCGAGGCCTACTCTCTCTACTACCGTGAAAAATCCACCGTTATCAGAACCAGCCTTATGCAAAGCTCTTATAAGATAAGCACTTGGGAGTTGTGTTATAGCAGTAGAGAAAGAAGCATAGCTTGAATTACTTAGTCTTTGTCCGGTTTGGTCTGTAAAACCTGTAGGGTATACAGCTACTACGGGTTGTCGTTTTGGTATGCCAACAGAAGCAAGATTAGATACTGCTAGTGTTTCTATTTGTGCATTTTCTATTCTTTGAATTGGACCTAGGTTGTTTTCTATGGGGTCAAAAATTAAAGAAGCGCAGCTAGAAAGTAAAGCTACCGATAGGAATTTGGATAATTGTTTCATTTCCTTCTGCGTCCACTATGGTTAAAGTTATTATGCCGTCCAATACACTATAGGTAATAGTATTACCCTCTAACTCAATTGTACCATTGTCACTTGGTGTTTCTCCAAACAAAGCTTCTACTAACTGCCTAGACAACTGAGCATATATCCTCGATTCTAAATTACGGATAAACCTAGCTAGTGTTGTGTTTTCCTTATCTCTTTCTATTTGATCTTGTAAAGCTTTAATCTCTGCTTTAATAGACATTTTTCTTGTGTACTCAACGTTGTCTATAGTCAGATAGTGGCTAGAAGTATTTTCTCCGCTAAAAGAGGGTGACTTAAATTTATGAGTCATTTGGTCTGCTCGTAAGTTCTGTGTCAGTATGCCTATAATTAAAGCAACTCCTACAGCCATAACAAACCATATAAGTTTATCTTTTTCAGCTTCTTCTTTTGCTCTTTGTATATCAAGCTTGCTTGGTCTACCTACTTTTCTTTTAATCTTTTCTTTGGTCATTTCTATCTGCTTTAGCTATCTTGTTGCTATCAATAAGCTGCGGCACTCCTAAAATAGTTTTAATTAACGTGTCTTGTCTAATGATTTCATTGTCTAAACTACGTATTCTATCTATTAATGCTACTAGTATTCCGTGCTGTGAGTCAAGTTTTGTACCTAGTCTAAGTTCCATAGCGGTTATTTGTTCTGCTACTTTTTCATCGACTACGTCTAATTTAGTCTCCATACCGTCGACTATTCGCATTATTAATTGATATATAAACCAACCTAGACCTAACGCTGCTGCTATAGGAAAACCAACCTGCTGGATAACAGTTACGATATCACTCATTCTTTGTCGCTAGTATTGGAGGCCCCAAAATAAAAGGATATGACTGCGGATGCTAAACCACCTAAATAGCCTAGCACTAAATTAATTAGGGCCTCGCTGTTTTGTTCGGGTGGTTGTAGGGTAACTAAAAATATATAACCCATAAACCCACCTACGACTGCTATACCCATAATACGGGCGGTCCAGTCTTTAGAAAAATGCTTACGTGCGTCTTGTTTTTCTTCTGCCTCAAGTTTGTAGATATCTACATCAAGCTGTTTCATCTTTGCTTCAAAGTCTGCTTCAGCTTTTTTAATTTCTAATAATTGTTCTGGGGTTGCTGCAGCTATGCCTTTTTCTAAAGCTGCTGGAGTATTTTCTACGCCTAAAACTTTTGATATAACATCACCCGCCATACCACCCAATGGGCCACCTAGTGCAGTTCCTAATGTTGGAGCTACGCTCCCTACTATGTTAGCTAATAACTTCTTCATATTTTCCAAGCTTTAACAGCTCCTCCTTGTTTGCTAAGTGCTCCGCTTCAATATCATCTTTGCTTTGGCCTGTGTAAGCAACAGCAAGATAATTATTAATAAGCGCTTGGTTTAGATCTACGTCATCTGCAACGATAACGCCTAGAACTCTGCCGAACTTCCCTTTCTTGTCTAGTTTTGTTTGTATGACTAAATTGTCAGCGTGTAAAATACTTGTAGATAAAAATTGAGAAGCCAATTTTCCTCTAGCTTTTTCGTCTAGGTCACGTGTTCGTGATTCTGGTGTGTCGATCCCATATAAACGTACACGAGATTTATAAACTATATCAAAGCCCAAATCTATTTCAGCATCTACGGTATCACCGTCTACAACTCTGGTTATATTACATCTATACTCGTACATTACTTACCCACTTTAGATTGTGCTTTTTTATGAGCTTGTCTCATAGTGTCGCCCGAAAGCATACGCCTTTTCATAAACTTCATATGCCCAGCAGTATGGTGCTTGGAATGCCTTTTAAGAGATGCCTCTTGTCTTTTAGTAAGAGCTTTTTTCTTTATAGGTTTTTTTGCTGTTTTTCGTTTATATGCCATGTCTTATATTATCACGTTCCGTCCATTTCTGCATAGCCATAAAGCTGCCAGGTATAAAAGCCATCTAGGTCTGCAGTGGTTGTACCTGCTTTAAACCAATCTATTTGTTGTTGTTCTGTAACATCTCTACAAGCAACAAAAGAATCTGGCAACGCACCTTTCAAAAGTGAATGATGAGCTAGTGCACGTTCTTCTCTTGTTGTTATAGTTTTAGTGTTGTCAGCCTGATCTATAGCTGTGATATCTACAACTACTGAATCAACCACAGGTACTCCTGTTTCTGTTACAGCTACAGTTCTACTTACAAAAGCATAAGTATAATTAAAATTATGCAGTGCCATCTAATACTCCAGCTAAAGCTCTTCGGCTGTTTGGGTATACACCTTTGCAATACATATCTCTCCAGTAGTTATAAGAACTAGGTGCTTCGTTGTATTGTACTTTGTACAACCCTGAAATAATTTGTTGGCTTGTAACGGTTTCATCTAGTGTTACGACACTGTTTTCTGTTTTTCTATAACTTTGCCAAGTTCTTAATTTATAAAAAGATTCAAAGCCGCCTTGGTATGTAAAAGTGTTGTTTACATAAAAAATATCTACGAGTTGTTTGTGTTCAAACCCTAAGCGAATACCTTCTCTTAATAGATTTTTTAATTCTGTGTTAGTTGTAATCGAACCTGTTACTATTATATCTGCGTCCCAAGTCTCAGTATTAAATAACGCATCCCCTGCTAAATAATTATAACTGTCAAAACCTGCTACCTTTTTAAAGTCATCATACCAAGCATTTAGCTTAGTCTTATCTGGCCTTTCCCAAGGCGTAGTTGTTGTTATATCGCCTATTGTAAATGAAAAACTCATTAGCTTGGGCCTCCTCCGCCACCGCCACCGCCGCCGCCGGTAGATGTAGTAGTAACTTTAAAGTCATCTGTTATATCTGTAATAGTTAGTGTAGCAGTTCTAGCAAGACCCGCACTACTTGCGCTTGTTACTCGTAGAGAAATAGTGTCACCTGATTGAACAGTAGCTGAGCCTGTTACATAAGTGCCGCTGTTTATACTCATCTTAGCAGTGCTGTCACCAGTAAGTACAGCTGTACCACCAGAAAATCCATTCCCTGAAAGCGTTATGGTATTAGATGTAAACACTGTATTTTGTGCAACACTACTTTGATTACTAAATGTAAATTGAGAAGGTTGGTTAAGTGCAAGTCTCTGGAATGCATATTCTACTTTTGTTAAAAACCTAGTTCCGCCGTCGCCTTGGGCATGTATATATACATGAGCAGGGGCACTAGTACCACTTCTTTTTATAAAGGTAACTGGTATCTGGGCTATAGCAGTAGTAGTTTGGAACCTAGCTATACCAGCCCAAAACTCTGCTCTATTAGAATGATATTGTAATCCTCCAATATCGGTCATAGGCAGAGCGCTGCCGTATACACCTAAATCAATACTGTTCGGGTTATTATCGTATGCATCAGCTGCTCCCGACAGTTGTGTACCTGAACCAGTTGCTGAATAAGTACCGTCTCCACAACAAATACTTAAAGATTTAACTTGGCCAGTACCACCAAAGACTCTTACATAGCCCATATAAATACCACGTTCTGTTCCTATTTCTCCTACCTGAGCTAGTCTCATGTCGTTGTTAGCGAAGCCACCAATAGTACTACCTGATACAACTCTATTTATAGTAGGTAGTACAAGATCAGTAACATTAATACGGTCAGCATTAATTAAACCAGTCGTGATACGCGAACCGTCGATCGTGGTTGATCCACTCGAACCTAGGTCCGAAGACACTATGAGGTCTGAATCTAAAAATGCGGCATCAATATTGCCTGTGGTTATATTACCCCCGTGTATTACTGTGCTGGTATTAGCAGATAGGTCCGTAGATTTTATAAACTGAGCATCGATACGTGCAGCATTTATAGTACCTGCTGTTATACGTGCAGCATCCATACCGCCAGTTGTAATCTTGTCCGCTGATAACGTCCCAACCTTTGCATTGGTTATAGTACCGTCCTTAATTCTAGCTGTGTCTATATATACAACACCCGAGTCCACAATAAATGGAGCTACAGAGTTAGTAGAAGAAGCACCCGACCCATCCCATATAGCAAACTTGTCTGCCTGGAACTGTACGGCTGTACCCGTACCAGAGTCAGAAGCATTAGCTTCAATAACCATACCAGCAACAGCACCGTTAGCATTTACTTGCAGTACATACGCTGCAGCTGCATTGCCTTCTATGTCCGTAACAGCTGAAGATAGAGCAGTAACACTGGCGTTTGTAGTTACATCACGTATAAGCACCCAGTTGCTGCCATCCCACCTATATTGTTTATTACTGTCGTTTGTATCAAACCAAATATCACCTGTGTTTATGGCCGTTGGTGGGTCGTTTTGTGTAAATACTCTTGGGTAATTATCATTAGCTGTATCTCTGACCGCGACCCAGTTGCTACTTCCTGTGCCAGTAGCTCTGTACAATTTATTAGCATCATCACTATCTATCCATAGATCACCTGCTGCTAACGCATTAGGAGCACTTGTTCCTATAAAGGTTTTGTTTTTTGTAGCAATAGAAGCATTGACTCCGGTTATTGCCGCAGCTCTTGCACTTGTTTCATCAGAGATAGCTGTCTGATTAATAGTTATATCTGCAGCGTTGCCATCTACATCTGTTCGCAGATTTGATATAAGAGTGGCATGAGCCGAGGTTAAACTGTCTCTTATACTTTGCCAGTTACTGCCATCCCATCTGTATAATTGTTTGTCATCTGTATCTACCCACAAGTCCCCTATTGTAAGACCCGAAGCACCAGGTGCAGTTGCTTGACTAAAGTTCACAGGTATAGCAGTTACAGTAGTTTCTAATTGGCTAACAGCATTAGCAGTTGCAGCTACACCAGTTGTGCTATGGTCTACAGTAGTCTCTAAAGCATCTATTTTAGTAGAAGTAGAGCCACTTAAGCCTACGGCTGTAGATAAATTAGATACAGCAGTGGCATTTGCAGCTACTCTTGTATCTACAACGGCTACCCAAGCGCTACCACTCCATCTATATTGTTTATTAGCATCATCTGTATCAAACCAAAGGTCGCCTTCTTGTGATCCAGTAGGCTGTGATGTTTGAGCGTGGACCGTGATCCCTGAAGTATCGTTCACGGCCACCCAGTTGCTATTACCAGCTGCAGTTGCACGATACAGTTTATTACTGTCGTCTGTATCTATCCATAAATCACCAATAGAGATGGCAGTCGGTGCTGAAGTAGATACAAAGGTTTGTGTTTTAGTATTTACTGTACCTGATAAAGAAGTAATAGAGCTATTTGTAGCAACTATATCATCTTCGTTATCTTCTACCCTTGAAGTTAAAAGACCTACTGCAGTGTTTATAGCACCTACTCCAGTTGTGCCATTATTAACTGTAGTTTCTAAGTTAGTTATTTTAGTAGAACTTGAACCAGACAAACCTACAGCTGTAGATAGACTAGATATAGCGGTTGCGTTAGAAGTTAAACGTGTGTCATCAACAGCTACCCAGGCACTGCCGTTATAGCGATATTGTTTATTGTTATCATTAGTGTCAAACCACAAGTCACCTGCATTTACTCCTGTAGGTTCATTGTCTTGTGAATGTATAGCTATACCAGAAGTATCGTTTACGGCTACCCAGTTACTACTACCGACCGCAGTTGCACGATACAACTTATTGTTATCGTCTGTATCTATCCAAAGGTCGCCAATAGCTGTAGCAGTTGGTGCTGAAGTTCCTACAAAGGTTGTTACTTTACCGTCTGCTTTTGCATCTGCAGTAGCTGCGTTTGACAATGCTGTTGCAATTGCTGAGTCTTGTGTTGCAACCCAAGAACCTGAACGTCGAGTATAAACTTTGTTACCATCGTTAGTGTCAAACCAAATGTCGCCTTCACTTGCAGAACCTGGAGCATCATCTTGATAAAAACTGTCAATCTTACCGTCTGCTGTTGATTGCGCTGTAGCTGCGTTTGTTATTGCTGTGCCGATAGAACCATCTTGAATAGTCACCCATGCGCTTCCGTTCCAGCGGTAAAGTTTATTGCCATCATTACTGTCGACCCAAAGATCACCAGTAGCTACAGCAGTTGGAGCATTATCTTGTACAAAAGTTTGGTTCTTCGCGTTTACTGTAGAAGTTAGAGCAGTAACAGAGGAGGTACTTGCTTTAGTTGCTATGTCATCATCATTAGATGTTATCTGTGTTTGTAATCCACTAATAGCATTAGCTACCCCATTCGTACCACCAAAACCATTTAATGCACTGTTTAAAGATGTAATAGAAGAAGTTTGACTAGTTATAGTACCTTCAGCAGATGTAAGCCTAGTGTTTAAACCACTGACTGCACTAGCTACAGTAGAGGTTCCAGAGTAACCAGACAAAGTACTTTCTAGTTCTGTAATATCGCCTGTGTGTGAGGTTATAGTCCCTTCGGCACTTGTTACCCTAGTTGTTAAAGCAGCAACAGCAGAAGCATTTGCACCTATATTTGTATTAGCATTAGTTATAGAAGAGTTTAAAGAAGTAATATTTATTGAAGTTGATATATCTCCATTGTCACTAACACCCGCAACTAATAATAAATCAGATGCGTTTTGAGATATAGCATTACCATTAGCGTTAATTTGTGTTTGTAAAGTTGTATCAGAGGAACTAGTAGACCCGGCCGTACTTGCTGCCCAGGTACTACCGGTGTACACGAATATCTCATTACCGTTGTCGGTGTCCATCCATATATCACCAGCTTGCAAACTACTGCTGTCATCTCTAGTTGTAGGTGCAGAGGTTGCCCTTATAACCCTAGGTGTACTTGTTGTTAAACTATTAACTGAAGCTTGGGCGGCAGCAGCTGCAGAGTTTACAGTAGCTATAGTAGTCTGTAAGTTAGCAGTAGTAGAACCTAAAGTAATAGGTATAGTTGTGTTTAATGTAGAGAAACCAGGTAGAGCACTTAACTCTTCTGAAAGAGCTTGCATTACTGCGCCTATGTCTACTTCTGTATTAGCAACCGTGCCTTCAGTAGCATTGTAAGGGCTTACTACGTCTGCAATACTTACAAACCTAACCCAATAATAATAAGTAGCTCCGTAACCTACTTCATCAGAATATACAAAGGCATTAGTAGTAGATATAAGAGTAGCGCCACCAAGAGCATTTGCTTGCGATCTCCATATTTCTGTGTATGCGTGATTGCCGTAACTAGCTTTGTCCCAAGTTAAAAGTATGCCAGTAAAAGCTCCACTTGCTTCTAGGTTAGTAGGTGCGGGTGGGGTGGTAAGATCTCCAGGCCCACCGTCATCTGGAGGAGATATGCCATTTTCTACACCAACAGCTTTGTTTCTTACCTTTACGATACCAGAATCAGATAATTCTCTAAGAGTTACAGCTCTATCTAAAGGATCGCCACGTCTGCCTAATCTAACTTCTAATGCTTCTTTAATAGCATCGAGTGCTATCTTTAGTTCTCTGTCAGTTTTAGGAGGTATGTTTTTTAAGCCTGGAAGTTTTGTAGTCATTACACTTCCTTCAGCTCTACGATTGACTCTCCTAGACAAACCTCGTTTACTACTTTTGCAGTTTCTATTTCAAATGCAAAAGTTTTATGTACACTTGCAGGCAAACGTACTACGGGTTCAGTTATAGATGTAGCATTAAAACTAGGAGTAGTACCTGTGACACTAAAAACACTACCGCTTGTAGAAATTGTAGCGTTATATATTACCGAACCATCTCCGTACACTTTTAAAGTTACCGGATATGCTTCTGCATCTACTTTTGCAAACCCCATACTAGTATGTCGGGCCATTGGAAACTCTTTACTCTTCCAATTGTACGTAAGGTTAGTAGAACTACCTTGGAATTTTTTAATTTTATTACCTATTATTAAGTACAACTCGTTATCGTCGGGGTCAGTAAACCCGCCTCGAATTAATGCGGCTGCATCTAAATTTACAAGAGCATTTGTACCTTGTCGAGGGTCAAATATAAATCCACCAAAACCCGAACCGGTATTGTAAAACCCTACATATCTACCCTGCCAGTAAAAACCAGTTATAGTAGAAGGGTAGTAATCACTTTGCCATTGTTCTGGAGTTATTAAACCTTCTGTTATATTAGACGCTTGGGCACCAGAAGCTGCAATCAAGCCATCGGGCCCTGCATATATTACTGTTTCACCCATATCTACCATAGACCTTTTACTCAAACACGCTTCTGCTGTTTCTATTTTTATAGCAATCATGGCTGAAGGGTCGCTGCCCGTTACTAAGTAAGGAGTGCTTTCTGTACCTACAATAAGCCCATTAGAAGTAGCTTTTATACCTACTATTTTTTCTTCTATACCTAATCTATATGCGGCAGGCCAAGCGTGTGGCTGATAAGCTTCACTAAAACATATTCTATTACCTGTAAAACCAGCAAAAGTACCATTGCCTAAAGCTAACAACCCTTTCATAGGACCATCTGGATATAAAGCGCTGTCATCTGGCGGTGCAATCCAAGTGCTAGAGGGTAAAACTTCGGCTAATTCACTATTTTTAGAAACGTCCGTGTAGGTCGTAGCTGACAAAGCAAGTTCTGCTACAAACTGAAACTGTGTAGAGTTAGAACCAGTATTAGATCTATATATTCTTTTCTTTGATAGGTTAGTATTAGTGATACTAGTGGAAGTTTCTAACGCGGATAAAGCTACAGTCATATTATCATCTGTAGTTATAACAGTAGAAGCAGGCGAAGGCGGGCCTTCTTCTCCGTATGCAGATACAAAAGTGTATACGTAGGAAGTTTCATAATCTAACTCTGCGTCTGAATTACCACCAAGTGCTACACCGTTTGCTACAGAGGCACTATTACCCGTACCCGTTGCAGCAGCAGATAATTCTACTGTTAGAGTAGAAACACTAGGCACTGTCTTTATTTTATAATTACCATTTATATCTGCAGCAGCTACTCCCTGCGTTGTAGCAAAACCTGTAAGTGTTATGTATTCACCTACAGAAGCACTATGGGCGGTAGCTGAGCCACTTGTAGAAGTAGTAATAGTGATTGTGGAACTCTCATTTACAAATGCAATAATGCCATCAAACTGTGTTTGTCCTACTGGAGCTACTGTTGGAGCGGCTGTTGGGGCAGGTATACCCAATCTGTAAGCAGCATTAGGGTACACAGAACCACCAATTATGTCTGAAGATCTACCCATTTTAGGGAAAGTTTGACCTGACCAATATAACGTGTCGTTAGTGTCTCCAGGAATAGCACTACGCACGACGTTAACATCTTCGTCAAATTGTAGCCAACGTTCTGGGCTATCTGTGTATTTAAAAATGCTTTGTCTAGAAGAATTAGAAAGGGTAAGAGTATCAGAATTATCTCTTATAGGTACTAAACGCCCACTTTCAAGATTTACGTCGGTAGCAGTTGTAGCTAACTCATCTTTTAATAGACGGGGAGAAGCTTTAGGAGCAAGTCCTCCAAAGGTGTTAAGTTTAATATATGCCATTTTTTCATTATACAGTATTCAGAACTGATTCTTGCAGTTCTCGACTCCTTCTTCCTACTTGGTTAAACCATCTGCTGTCTTCCATTTCAGCTGCCATTTGTTTCCAATCATGTGATCTACATGCTTTTAACATGTTACGGAACTTAGAAAGTCTAGTCCCTCCTAGATTAAAGCACATATTAACTATGACGTGTTGGATATTTTCGGGTAACTTGTAAAAATCTTCTTCTGTACCAAACACGTGTATGGCTTCATCTACGTGCTTAGCAAAATCATCTTCATAATACAGATCAACAACTTCTTGTGACACTTTAGTACCAACTTCCCAATCGTATTCAGGATCATTAGGTTGGCATAGATGCCCGACACCTAATGTTTTGTAGCCTAGGCTATCTTTATAAATTTCTAAAACTTCGCCTTCGTGTCTTTTAATCTCTTCTTTTAGTTGTTCTACATTCATGGTGTTATTATCCTGTCGTCTACTGACTTAATCTTGTCTTCTTTTAAAAAGACTTGCAGTTCCGTTACGGTTGTTTTTTGTGCTGCTTCTACCTTTCGTAAGTTAAAATCAGCGTCTTGCCATTCACTTTGTAATCTAACTAACATGTTAAATTGCTGAGCTACTCGGTCAGTCATCTGGGTTATATCGTATTGTTTACCATCAAAGTTGATTAACTGTGGTAATTTGCTTTCGGCTTTAGCCATAGGTACCTCCTTATAAAAAGCTAGACCCAATGATAAGGACGTATACGCCTATAATCATTGTTGTGAACTTAGTGTCCATACGGTCAAACTTAGCATCTCCTTTGTCTAAGCGCTTTTCTATAGCAGTGTATCGAATATTACACTCTCTTTCGTGTGATTCGATTTTTGCCAATGTTTCTTTAACCGTAGCCATAAAAGGATTATAGGCCAAAAAGCGCTGTAACACCAAATGATACCCCCATAAACATAAGTAGTATCTTTACAGGGAACAAGAATATAAAGAATACTCTAGCTACTTTACGTTTTTTAGATATTTCTGACCAAGGAGGTAGCCCTGGTGGGTTTTTTAAATTAATCATACGAACTCCACTGTGAAAGGCCTATTTAATAATATGCTAAATCCCGTAAGTGTCATGTTGCCACCAATACCTGTATAAACGCTCCATTGTCTTTTGCCGGAGGTATAAGTGTACGTAAAGTCACTCCTGGGATATGTAAAAGTAAAGTTATAAAACGTACTGCTTCCTGATGTAGTACTACCACCTGGGTATAAGCTTCTTAGATACATAGTAGTCCACCCAGAATTAGAATTACTAGCCGAAACTTCAATGTAGCTTGTGCCGCCAAATCCACTAGCTGCCATATATAGAGCATGAAGAGTACTACCACTAGGGAAACTAGCTACGCCAGTCAGGCTGATTCCACTAGTACCACCACTAGAACCTAAACCAAAATTACCAAAACCTCCTCCACTGTTTGCGTTCAAAAAAGCTGCGCCGGACCCGGTAGGAGAGCTAACTCCAGTATATGTAACTGTTGATGCACCTTTACTAGTACCTGTGGTTACTGCCTGATTATGGCTTATCATGCCGGCTGTCCCACCAAAATCTCGGGCTTGTAAAGTTTGTGAACCAGCTGTAGTAATAGCGTTAACGGCCTGGTTAGCCCTAGGCGTCATTTTTCTATATTCGTTCCAGGTAACATTACTGTTAGATTTAGCACTAACACCTTGATCTGGTGTACGGTATTCTGCTGCTATTTCAGCTGCATCAATATTGCTTGTTTTATCTATAAAACCAGACATTAATAATACTCCATAGAATATTTTTCAAACACTACATTATATTCAGATTTTACCCCATCCCAATCCTGTCCACTAGTGCTGTAGTTTTGTGTGACCTGACCTAAATGTTTTAAAGTATCCCAGTTTCTTATATTACATTCTTCTATAGGACCAAAATGGTTTTTATAAGCCATAAAAGTATCGTTCATAGGAGATCCTACATCGCAATAGCTATAAGCAATAGTTGCGCCTAAACTTTTTTCATTCGTAGCTCTATTATTATGATATTCAGGATTACGCATAAAACCCCTAGTGCCGTCTTTGTCGGGTCTAATTAAAGTATTACACAAATGATATGCGCCATCTTGTATGTACCCTAAAGTAATATTTACAAGATAACCGTTTACGTGCATAGAGAATACAACACCACCGTTTTGTCCTGAAGCGTAATACATACAAAGATTTGTCCAGTACATTGCGTGGAGGTTAGGATCTGCAGCTTGTACTTCTTCTTTTGTAAAGTCTGCGCCTGGATAGTTATAGGTACCTTTATTAAAAAAACCTACTGAGTTTAAGTATAAATCTTCTATAACCCCAGTAATATACAGTTCGGTTATATCATCTGTAGTAAGTATTTTATCTTCAAATTCCATACTTTACAGTATATCGCCTTTGTACCTCTGTGACCATATAGTAAGACTGTACTTAGTGCCTTCAATAAGTTCTACACATTCGTGTGGGTGTGTTACTTGTCCTGGGAATAAAAGCAGTTTACCTACAGGTATATCAGCGTTACTTATATTCTGCCTAGGGAAAATTAACTCGCCACCTTTATAGTTTTTATTTAATTTTACTGAGCCCGTTACGTGCGAAGAGTCATGGTGTAGAGCTAATTTAGTTTGTGAATCTGTAGAATACTTAAGCATAAAAGCATCTCTTACACCGTCTACAACTAATGGGTTCCAGTATCTTTCTATAATAGGTTTAACTTTTGCTTGCCAATGTTCTTCTAGTTCTTCGTATAACCCTAATTGTTTTAGTCTTATCTCTTGTGCTGGGTAACTATCTAAAGGTAAACTTTGCCACTCTCCCCATTGTTCTGCTATTTCTATCATTCTTTGGCATTGATGTTCTGACATAAAATCAACAATAAGCATATCTTTGTCTAATACTTCACACTCATCATTAGGTGTGTGAAATAAATTTTGAGGTGTTGAGTACATTTGATTGTAGATACGCTCAAAATTAACCTTAGCATTATCATCTCCATTGCCGTGATATACACAGGGGCAACAAGTAGTTTCTTGATTCCATAACTGGGTACCTAACATCGTTATATTAGGCTCGTGACACTGAAATATATAAGCTTCTATATCTAATCCTATGTCATAAATACCTTCTAGATATGCTTGTTGGTAGAAAAGTTGGTCATCTTGATGGTCTTCTATAGGCCCATGAGCTAATATTTTTTTTATTTCGCCCACTTCACCTATAAACGTACCAGAATTAAGATATCTATACCTGGTATGTGAGGATGGAAACTGGTTACCTATGCTAGGATCAGGCCAACACACTTCTTCTGCAGCAAAAAGTACTTTATGCCCCATGTCTAAGTACCTTTCTTTGATTGTTTCTAAGCTATCTGCATAAAAAACATCGTACGAATCTGTGAAGAGTAAAATATCCGTGTCCGCAAGTTCTCCTATGTTCTGTTTTAGTATGTTTACTTTCTGTCCACCACCTGGACCTGTCATATCTGTACCTTTCCACTCCACACCAAAACCCCAATTGGTAATTGTTATGTCATGTTTAGAAGCAGACTGGTATAGCCTCTTCATTTTATTGACGTCTGTGCCTATCGTTACTACGTGTATTGTCATATCTCTCCTATCGTTACGTATGTCAGAGGGTAGCACATCTGTAGTCGCTTGGTTGCAAGAGTCTTCCTGCAAGGCAAGAGCCATAAGACTACCCTCTCTGATTTGTTCAGGTATATACTCGTCTACTGGTATTATACCTTCTTCCATTATATTAGTATTTAAAAGCTTTCGTGCACCTTTTGGTGAGATCACATACGCCGTTGTGTTGTATGGGTACCAAGGTCTTTCTAGTCTATCAGATACTTTTATAGTGTTCTCTGGTTCGTTTTCATTGCGTTGTAGGTACAGTAGGTCCCAGTACCCTATTGTGTGGTCATAAAAAGGTTCGTCCCATCTATCTACATTTATAATGGCATCGTCTTCTATTACATATATAGGTTCATTTAACTCTATACATTTTTGCCACATTTTTCTATGTGATAAGAAACAAGCTATTTCTGTAGGAACAATACCTCTATTTTGAAATGGGTCTATCCACCCTGGTCTAGTTTTATAGTTAGATAAATCTTGTGCTAAACCGTCTACAGCTTCTACAAATGTGTAGTCTTTTAGTGTTGTATTTTTTGCTATAAAGTGCTGTCTGCGTTCAGGCCTACTCTTTAAATTAATTACAAATTTTTGCATTAGTTAAAATCTGTGGCTACCTCTACGTCATAGTTCCAAGCATTTATGTTCATAGATACTCTTTCGCCGCTTTGTATAGGTGTTACTTTATGTTCTAACCCAGGACCAAACATGACAAGTCTATTTGACACTGGTGTTATACGCATATTGTTTTTAAATATAAGTTCGCCGCCTACTAAATCTTTTACATGTGGATAAAAAACTATAGAACATATAGGAAAATGGCTTTGTCCTGTCTTAAAAAAAGTCTGCTCATCTCTATCTTGGTGCCAATCTGGCATACCATTTCTATGAAACCATATGTCATAGCCTACTTGATTATCAAAGTTAAAATAATTACCAGCTGTCTGGGTTAAACGTCTAGCAACTATACCGTTGTCATGTTCTTCTTCTTTTTTAAAATAAGTGTGTTTGTTTTGACTGTTTACAGTCTCTAAAGTTTGAGGGTAAAAGACTTTATCTATTACTATAATCATTTAAACTTCGGTCCTTCTATCCAGGCTACTAAAGATTTACGTACGCCGCTAGTTACGGGCTCCACTGTATGTCGTATTGGAGAAGGAAAGCAAAATACTGTACCGCGTTGTACTAACGCAATAGGGTCGGGTTGTTCATACATAGGATCTAAAAGAAATCGTCCCCCTTTATATTCTGTAGGGTCGCTAAGTTGTATTGTTACGCTTATTTTTCTGTCAAAAGAAGTATGACCTGCCCAAAAAGTATCATGGTGCCAATCATAGTAGCCTTCATCTGTACCTTTATATATAGTGTATTGAATATCTTCTAGATAAGAAATGTCAAAACCAAAAGCTTGTCTATTAGCTCTAGTAGCAAAGCTATAAACAAGTTTGTTTATCCACTCTACCTGTCCTGCCCATCTTACTTCAGATCTCCGTATGCTTGTATTTACATTAGAATCTGTAAGACCTACATTAGCTTCCATAGGCTGTAGCTTTTCACATTCTTCTATTATTTTGTTGCAAGTAATAGGCGTTATGCCTCTTTCCCACATTTGCCAAAGTGAATTCATAACACCTCCTGTGTTTACTTCTTGTCAGCTAACTCCTTTATTGCCTCAATGATTAGCGGTATAAGTTTATCATACCATATTGTTAAATATTGATCGTCAATTGGAGCTTCTGTTATAACTTCTGGTAGTATCTTTTTCACTTCTTGTGCACTTAGACCTACTTGACGTCTTTCATTATCATAACCTAGCTCTTTAGCTAGTTCGTTATCTTTATAGTAATAACCACTTAATGCTAAGACTTTTTCTAACGCATTATCTATTTTACCTTCAAAATCTTTTAGTCTTTCATCAGAGTAATAAGCTGTTATGTTATTAGTTGCTCTAATCTCACCAGTTGTTCCACTACCGCCTGTTCCTACTCCTAAGCTATTAACCTGTGCGTTTGAACTTGAACTTAGACCTGAGCCGGTTGGTCCTGTTGGGCCCGTTGGTCCTGTTGGGCCCGTTGGTCCTGTACTACCATTACTTCCGCCTGGGCCTGTAGCTCCACTTGCTCCTTTTTGGCCTTTAGCTCCGCCACTACCAGTAGATCCGGTACTACCTGTAGGTCCTGTTGCTCCTGTAGCTCCTTTTGATCCTGCTGAACCTGTTGGGCCAGATCCACCTGTAGCTCCTTTTGCTCCGCCCGGTCCTGTTGGGCCCGTTGGTCCTGTACCGCCGGCTGATCCAGTTGCTCCTTTTGCACCTGTTGGTCCTGTGCCACCACCTGCTCCAGTTGCTCCTTTAGCACCTGCTGAACCTGTAGGTCCTGTGCCACCTGTTGAACCTGTAGCTCCTTTCTGTCCTTTAGCACCAGCACTACCTGTTGATCCGCCTGCGCCGGTAGCTCCTTTAGGTCCAGTTGGTCCGGTTGATCCATTAGAACCATTAGAACCTGCTGCTCCTTTTGCACCTGTTGGTCCTGTACCACCTGTAGGCCCGGTTCCTCCTGTTGGTCCTGTTGATCCAGTAGCACCTTTTGCACCACCTGGTCCTGTTGGCCCTGTGCCACCTGTAGGTCCTGTACCGCCTATTTCTCCTTTTTGCCCTTTAGCTCCGCCTGGCCCTGTTGGTCCGGTTCCACCCGTAGGTCCGCCTGCACCAGTTGCTCCTTTGGCTCCACCTGGTCCTGTAGGTCCTGTACCACCTGTAGGTCCGGTTCCTCCAGTCGCTCCTTTTTGTCCTTTTGCACCTGTAGGTCCAGTTCCACCAGTACTACCTGTAGGTCCGCCTGCTCCAGTAGCTCCTTTAGCTCCTCCTGGTCCTGTTGGCCCTGTTGGACCAGTTCCTCCAGTTGATCCGCCTGCTCCAGTAGCTCCTTTATCACCTTGTGGACCTGTAGGTCCAGTTCCGCCTGTGGGTCCTGTACCACCTGTTGGGCCAGTTCCTCCAGTTGCGCCTTTTTGTCCTTTTGCACCTGCGCTACCGTTTGAACCTGCTGGCCCAGTAGCACCTGTAGCACCTTTAGCACCAGCACTACCGTTTGAACCTGCTGGTCCTGTTGGTCCTGTACCACCTGTTGGGCCAGTTCCTCCAGTCGCTCCTTTTTGTCCTTTAGCCCCGTTAGAACCATTACTACCTGCTGGTCCTGTTGCACCTGTTGCTCCTTTAGCTCCACCTGAGCCAGTTGGGCCTGTAGCTCCAGTTGCTCCTTTATCTCCATTAGAACCATTACTACCTGCTGGTCCTGTTGGTCCTGTACCACCTGTTGGGCCAGTAGCACCTATTTCTCCTTTTTGTCCTTTAGCTCCACCTGGGCCTGTTGGGCCTGTACCACCTGTAGCACCTTTAGCACCTGCTGAACCTGTTGATCCGCCTGCTCCAGTTGCCCCTTTTGCACCTGCTGAACCTGTAGAACCGCCTGCACCGGTAGCCCCTTTTGATCCAGTTGGGCCTGTACCACCTTGAGAACCAACTTCGCCTTTAGCGCCAGTAGGTCCGGTCGGGCCTGTAGGACCTGTTCCACCTGTTGGACCGGTTCCCCCAGTTGCTCCTTTAGCACCTGCTGAACCTGTTGATCCGCCTGCACCTGTTGCACCTTTGTCGCCTTGTGGGCCGGTTGGACCTGTAGGACCTGTTCCACCAGTTGAACCCGTTGCACCTTTGGCTCCTTGTGAACCAGTACTACCTGTGGGGCCTTGAATAGATCCACCACTTACCCATGCTGAGCCATCCCAAATATGTAAACTATCATCTGCTTGTACTATATAAGCGTCACCTTTAGTGTTGCCTGAAGAAGGAAGATTGCTTGTTTGAGCAACTTGTCCTTCCATAGTAATACCAGTACCTGTACTACCTGTAGGTCCGCCTGCACCAGTTGCTCCTTTAGATCCTTGTGGACCGGTTGGTCCTGTACCACCTGTAGCTCCTACTTCTCCTTTTTGACCTTTGGCTCCTGCAGAACCTGTTGAACCACCTGCCCCAGTCGCTCCTTTATCACCTTGTGGGCCTGTTGGGCCTGTAGGTCCAGTTCCGCCTGTAGGTCCAGTTCCGCCTGTTGCGCCTTTTGCACCCGTAGAACCTGTATTACCTACTTCTCCTTTTTGACCTTTAGCTCCTGCGCTACCTGTAGAACCACCTGCTCCAGTTGCACCTTTGTCACCTTGTGAGCCTGTTGACCCGCCTGCGCCTGTTGCGCCTTTATCACCTTGTGGGCCCGTAGGTCCTGTACCACCTGTAGCACCTTTTGCCCCAGCGGCTCCGTCATCTCCATCACTACCACCTGGACCAGTAGGGCCTGTAGCTCCTATTTCACCTTTTTGTCCTTTTGCGCCCGTTGGACCTGTAGGACCTGTACCACCCGTGGCACCTTTAGCTCCATCTGATCCATCACCACCTGCTGGGCCTGTTGGACCCGTTCCGCCTGTAGCTCCTTTTGCTCCAGCAGCTCCGTCATTTCCATCTCCACCCGCTGGGCCTGTTGGTCCTGTAGCTCCTATTTCGCCTTTTTGTCCTGTTCCACCAGTTGAACCCGTAGGTCCAGTTCCGCCTGTAGGGCCTTGTGCGCCTGTAGCACCTTTTGCTCCATCTGCGCCATCCCCACCTGCTGCACCGGTTGCACCTTTTGCTCCTTGTGAACCTGTTGGACCTGTTGATCCGGTTGGACCTGTTCCGCCTGTAGGGCCTTGAGCACCTGTGGCACCTTTATCCCCATTACTACCATTTGAACCAGCTGCGCCGGTTGCACCTTTAGCTCCACCAGCACCTACTTCACCTTTTGCACCTGTAGGTCCTGTCGAGCCTGTTGGGCCATCTGGTCCTTCTGCACCTTGGGCACCAGTCGCTCCTTTTGTTCCTTGTGGGCCTGTTGGGCCCGTTCCGCCTGTTGGACCCGTTCCGCCTGTAGCTCCTTTGGCTCCTTGTGAGCCTGTTGGTCCGGTTGGTCCATCTGGTCCGGTTGGACCTGTTGATCCAGTTACACCTTTTGCTCCTTGAGGGCCATTCGGTCCGGTTGGTCCATCTGCTCCAGTAGAACCTGTGGGTCCTGTACTACCAGTTGGTCCTTGAGTACCGGTTGCGCCTTTGGCACCCGTAACTCCTACTTCGCCTTTTGCCCCTTGCGGGCCAGTACTACCTGTAGGGCCTTGAGCACCAGTTGCTCCTTTTATACCCCCTGCAGGTCCTTGCCATTCTCCAGAACTATCGATTACTTCAGAACCAGCAATTTTTACACCAGTTACGTCTAATACTCCTGTTTGGGAGTTTCCGTTAAGTTGTGGGAAGGCTTCTAGAACTGCTGCTGTAAGACGTAAATCTACAGCATCATTTTGGGAGAATGCACGTGCGGAAGTCCCGTCCTGAGCACGGGTAACAGTAAGGGTATTACCACTTCTGGCAGTTACCTTTACAACTTCTTTATTTGTTCCGTCATCAAACGTAACAAAAAACGACTCTCCGCTATTTAAAGAGGGGAAAACACTACCGTCAGTTACCGCTATAGAAGTAACAGACGAGTTTATATTCCCCGATAGGGTTGTAGTCGCATTGTTCTTAAAAACAATAGCCAACTTACATCTCCTTTATATTATGAAACAGTTACCGTCCAGGTAATTGTCATAGCGTCGTTAGCCCCTTTGTTTACTACTGAGAAAACGGTTCTACATAACATAGTTCCACCAGAAGAAGCATTTAAAATAGCTGCTTCTTTGACAGCACCAGTACCAGTACCAGCTGCGAAAGTGTCAACATAAACAATATCAGCACCTGATACAGTTGTTGATGTTAACGAAGTTCTAGCTAACTCAGTACCTAAAGCAGTTTGACCTGCTGCAGCCGCTGTATCACCAGAACCAATCGCCATGTGTGACATTGCAGTAGCTGAAGCATCCTTCATTCTACTAGCAACATAACCCTTTCCTGCAGTAACAACTAAGTTAGGAACTTCTTTAACGGTTTCGCCATTGATAGCAATGGTTAATTTACCTGTTAGTTTTAAGTCATCATTTAACATAATTTCTCCTAGTTAAGTGTATTACTATTTAAAGCCGAGGCATTTAATGCACTTTGTCTATTTGCATTTAGAATACTGATCGACTCAGTTATTGTAGCACTATCTTGTGCTGATTTACCAAAACTATATATATGAGTTTCGGAAATAGTTGCGGTATCTGATTTACCTAAACTTGTAGCTAAAATCTCTACATCACTAGTAGAGATACTATCGGTCTTACTCAAACTGCTAGAAAGCGTTTGGTTGTCTGTAAAACCTATGGTTTCTTCTTTACCTAAACTTGTATTTATAAACTCGCTATCACTAAACGCAAAGGTATCAGACTTACCTAAACTAGTAGCTAGTGTTTCGCTATCTGCAAAAGCGAATGAGTCGGTAAACCCTCCTGGAGTAAAGTCTATAGCATGACTTTCTACCATACCAAACGTGTCAATTCTAGTTTTAGCCCAATCGTACGTAAGCACATCTGCCATAGATATTACATTTGTTTTATTACCTGATACGTCTGTAGCAAGCGGGTCAGCTAAAGACGTTCTATCGTCTAAAGATATAGTATCAGCAAAAGAACGTTCAAACGTTACTACCCTAGAAAGTACTTCTGACATGCTAACACTGTCTGTTTTGCCTAAATTAGGTTCTAAAACTTGGCTATCTGACATATTAGTTGTATCAGATAAAGCTTTACCCATAGCGTAATTTAATATTTCTGCTACGGACACGGTATCGTTATGTGCCCCAGAGAATGACACGACAGCCGCATCAGACATAGTAGGTGTATCTGCAAAACTTAGACCCAGAGTTCTTAATATATCTACGTTTTCAGTAAAACCTATAGAATCTGTAAAAGGTTTAGATAAATCAAATACGTGGAACTCTGATATGTATGCAGCGTCGTCTGCACGTTTATCTATGTCATAGCTAAGTACATCTGTATGGCTAAAGGTATCGCTAAATATTCTATCTATGCTATCTGGATTTAGGTATAGATCAGTAAGTTGTAGATTAACGTGAGTTACTTGTCCTCTTAGGTCAACGTGAGCAATGCTACCTTTTAGGTCTACAAAAGAAGTAACACTTTTAAGCTTGGACATTAGTCAAAGTCATTACGGACTTTAAACTTAATTAAGTCCTGAACAGTATGTATTCCTCCTCCTGAAGAAGTAAATTCTATTTCGCCCTCAAACGTTCCTGCTGTGGTCCAAGTTCCACTTGGTATAGTAAAGTTTACTCTGCCATTAGCAGCGTCTGCTATCGCACCAGTAATTGTTTGTGTCAATGTTGTTTGTCCGACTTCTCTTATTCTTAGTTTTACAGAGCCACTAGATAAACTTAGAGCTGCCCAAGTATCTGAGTTTTCTGTATCTAACGTCTTCCCACTTGCAGCGGTATTACTGTCTTTTAATGTTGTTTCTAAAACCGGTAGTGTGTCTCCCACTACAAATTTTATTGTGTCTGAATATGCCATAATTAATTTTACCTTCCTAAATTCCTAGTGTCTAGCTGACTATACCCAGGTATGTAATCAGCCGTTCTCCAATCCCAAGTTACTCCATCATATATTTTCTCTGCCGCTGGTCCTAAAGGTGGTACCCAGAAAGGCTGACCATACCTATGTCTTGCAGAAAATATAGGTAACGCTAAAGCAAGCGGCCCTAACATACCACTTCTGTCTATTATTTCTGTCATATATTGACCAGTGCTCATACTGTTAGTTTTAAAATAATTTACTCCAGGGTCGTCTCCGTCTATACCTGGCAATGCTTCTGCAAGTAAATACTTAGTAAGTTCTCTAATCTCTAGGCCTAACATAGTTATAGGCAATAGTATTCCAGCCATCATTAACAAAGGCATAACTCCTGCACCGGCGCCTTGGCTTACAAAATTTCTATGAGATTCTTTTAATGTAGGATAGACAATTGTTTTTCCGTAAGCATAAAAGAAAGATTTAAGCTGCCATATAAGTGCATACCTAGGGTTATTAGCATACGTAGGTCTTTGTGCTGGATTAGGTCTAACAATAGATTCATCTACAAACTGAGCTAAAGCTTCATTAACCTTTTCTCTAGTAGCGTCATTTGCTTTGCCTCCTTCCCAAGCTAACACTTCGTCTGCTGTTACGTTTAACTCGTTTAGATACAGTTGAGCTTCAGCGTCACCTTCTTTGGCTTTTCGTGCGCTGTCTTGTAAAAATCTAACGCCCATGCCCGTAGCAAAAACTCTAGTAAACTTAGTGTAGGCTTCTAGCAAAGTTACTCTAAACCAAGTGTCGGAAACACCTTTAGCTGTTTGGTTCATAAAGTTTTGTTCGCCTGCAAAAATAAAGAAGCTAGACATAGCATCTACGCCTATAACTCCTACTTCTCTTGCTAATTCAGCAGCCTCTTGCGGGTCTTTAATCATAGTTTTTATTACGCTAGTTATATCACTTATTTTAGCTGTACCCCTAGATCTGAGTACTGGCCCTGCTGTGTCTTGTAAAGAAGCTAATACAGTAAAAGCTAATAAAGTAACAACGTTTACAGGTAGTAATATGTTGTTTGCTGTTTTTAACCAGCCTTTATCTATAGGTGGTGTTTTACCAAACATAGAGTCAATTATATTTCTAGCATCTACTTGTTGCTCAGGGGTTAGTTGAGCTATTAGCCCATTTAACTGTTCAGCTCCGCCCGATCGTTCAAACTCAAACTTTAAAGCTACTTTATCTAAGTACTGTTGTAGACCTACTTCTGCAGGTAAAGCTAGTCCAGAATCAATTAACTGTTTATTCGTTACGCTAGACCATAGCTCTTTTCTTATTTTCATCATACCTATGTCTATTTCATCTTGCGGATTAAAGTCTAATTCTCCGTTTCCTTTTTTTACAACCCCATTAACTGCGTTATTTACATCAGCTTCTGATGCTTGTGGGTTAGCTTCTTTTAAAAGCTGTCTAGCTATCATTTGTAAACTATCATTGCCTGCTATTTCTGCAACTGCAATTACACGAGGGAAGAAGTTATTTCTTTCGTCTACTCCATAGGACTTTAAGTTTAAGTCTACATAAACTTCTTGTAGGAATTTTCGTAGTTCTTGTGCTTTTGGAGATAAGGTATTAGTATCTTTTGTATCGTCTGCGGCTTCATTAACTATGGCCCTTTGTTCAGTTGATAAGCTAGAGTAAATCCAACCATCTTCTACTCCTAGTATTTTAGCGGCTTTGTTGTGTAAAGCATTTGCTCTTCTAGTTTTTAAAGTAAATATACCTGCTCTGCCAGATTCGGATACAGTCCTAGGGTCTAGGTTAAAGAAATCCGCTATCTGAACTCCTACAGGCCCGTAGTTTCTAAGTCTAGTATCTGAAGTTAAAAGTACTTTTTGTAACCAAGTAGGTAGTTTTTTACTTTTAAATAGCTTGTCTGACTGCTCTAATAGTTTTCTAAGTTGTTTGTCTGTGGCTGTTTCTGGCCCTAACACGCTTTCTATCATAGTTTCTATGCCAGCTTTTGTTGTATAAGGTACTTGTTGGTTTTCTGCATTGAGCAATTTTTCTTGTAGCTCAGCCGAATATTCTTGGAATGACTCATCTACTTCTGTTCTTTTTCTATAGGTTTTTGATTGGTCATACATTTTCTTTTGGTTTTTAACTAAGCGTTTAAACCATGCTTGGGTGGGGGCATTCATTTGATCAAATACTGTGCCATCTACATCTATGCCTAATTCTTTTCTTATAGCTACGCCAAACTGGTCTGCAACAAAATTCTCAAACCCAGTTTCATCATTAGTATAACTAGGAGGTACATTTTTACCTTTTAGTATTTTCTCGTAAGCTTGTAGTAATTTTTTTCTTATCGCTGGTACTTTTAGACTTTTTTCTAACTCTTGGAAAGTTAAAGAGTTACCTAGTTCTTTTAAGAAAGCACTGTAGTATTGTCCTTCTGCTACAGTTGCATTTGTTTTCATTAATATGATATCAAAATCAGCATACTGTAATGTAGTAGCTAATTTGTCTTTTTTGTCCATAAAGTCTTTTCGTATCTTTTCAAACTGTTTTTGGTCGATACTATTTTTTATTCTTGTTTTTAAATTAGAATCACTAAAATCTGCCTCTGCGGCTATGACATGTAAATTAGTAGTTAGTCCTACACGCCTAGCTCCAGCTATCAGACTGCTTACTATTTGTTTTCTGAAGGGTAAATTTTGTCTTCTTTTATTTGGTGGTTTGTATTCTTTACCTCTTAGTTTCTGTGATTTTTCTAACATTTTTTCTTCGAAAGCTACTGTGGTTACATTTTGATATTTTGTATTATCTTTAAATTTAGGAGCTATACCTCTAGACATATCAGCATATCTATCTCGGCCTCTAGTTTCTTTACCCTGTTGTACTTGATAATTTTCAAATACATTAGCGTCTTGTGTATCACCTTTAGTGTTCGTGTTATCTATTGGCTGGCCCATAACACCGTCGTCCGTCATATACAACCCTGTTTCATCTAAAGAAGGTGTTTGGTTTTCCATATCAATAGCTGCAATATCATTTATATAAGTGCCAATCTCTGCGTCTCTATTTATAGTACCGCCCATGGTGCCAGGTATAGTTGTCATACCAGAATCATCCCTTTGCCCAGGGTTATTTTTTCTATCTTGTTTATTTATAGCATTTACAACTTTTCCTACTTCACTTATAAACTGTAAAATTGTTTTGTCTTGCGCTCTTATATCTCCATAAATAGCTTTGAGTTCACCTGGAGCTTTAGATTTAAAACCCGTATCTACTGCAGCAAACCTAACCGATATAGCATCTTCTGCCCTTTCTAATAATGTTTCTAATTCATTTACACTCATATCTTCTATGCTTTTAGGTTTACCGTCAGCGGTTAGCTCTAGGTCCTGTAACAAAGGAGCGAGGTATTTTTTATCCATTCCGGGGGATATATAACTGCCATCCTTGTTGTACACTAAATCTATAAGAGGGACATTTATTTTTGCAAACTTATCATTACTAAAAAAGCTACGGGATAGTTGAGGAAGGCCAAATTGTTGGTTAAGGTACTGCACTTGTTTTTGAAAATCGTCTTCTATTTTCTTAGGAAATCTTATTTTTAAAATACCAGCGCCGGGGCCATCTGGCGTACTTGTTATGTGATCTAAAGCAACCCCTAGTGCTACATCCGGTTTTCCTCGGCCTACTTTCATATCCGTCATTACAAGGGCATTTTCAGAAGTTACACCCTCTGGGTAATAAACTAATTTAAAATTATTTTCTTGTAAAATATCTACTGCGTCTATCAAAGCCGCTAATCTTTGCCCCGCTTGGTTTGTATATTCTTCTGGCTGTCTTCTTTGTTGTACTTTAGATAACGTTGTTATACCTTCTAAAAGAACGGCCATGTCCACATTTATAGGAGTCTGGCTTTTTGCTTCCGTGTTTAAATTTTGAAGTTTGAAATGTATTGGTGTGTTATAGCCTTTGCCCTGGGTTCTTTTATTAGCCTGGGTTAATCTAGTCTGTAAGTCTGCACGTATGTTTCTAAAAATTTCTACATTTTCTCTAGTAAGTTCCCTAAATTGTTCTGGGTCGGGTTTCATTCTTACTATCACGTATCTTCTTTTTAGATCTGGTCTTCGGGGGCCTGTTGGACCTACGGGGCCAGTTGGTCTTTCTGGAGCTACAAACGATTTGTTAGCTGCAGTTGCTGTACGAAAAGCTCGTAAATCTCTTACTTCTACGAACCTCAAAAAGCCAATACCTTGTGTGTTTTCTCTTTCTATTTTAGCCTTGTCTCTAAAAGTTTTTACAGCGCTTTGCGATAGAAAAGATTTTTGTTCGTTGAACTCTTGTTTTAAAGTCGTGTGTATATAAGTGTTCAAACCGTTAATAGAACGACCGTCTGCTTTTTTATCATCTTTGCTTATTTGAAAGCCCTTATCCGTTTTTGGATTTACAAAAGGGTTTTGCGCAGTACCAGAACCTTTTTTTGCCATAACAATAGGGTCTTGTTCTTTTATAGGGGCTTTGGCTTGCCTTGTTTCTGCTTGGTAAGCCGAAAGAGCTTTTCTATAAGCAGGGTCTTTTTTACCAGACTTAAAATCTTCTGGGTTAGGTTTTTCTATAGTTAGGTTAGTCCTATTTAAAACTTCGCTAACACCTACAAGAGGAACATTATCTAAACTTCTACTACCGAACTCATCTCTAGCAATACTGCTAGAAATAGAATCTGTTTCTTCACGGCGCTCGGAGAATAGTTGCGTGCCTTCTTCGGCTATTTCATCTAGCAGCCCTTTCATTTCTTCGCCTAGACTTATAATGCCATCTTTATTTATTCTTTGTAGGTAAGCTCTTTGGGTCCCTGTAGGAGTACCAAGCTTTTCTGCATTTTTTAAGTCGTTTAGTATTTGTGCATATCTAGTTCTTTTAGTGCCTTCGCCTTTTTTTCCTAGTGCTTTAAAATTCCCTCTTAGAACATTAGGGGTTTCGTTTACAAAAAGTACAAGATCATTAAAATCTATAGGCAGTCCATACTCTTCTCGAATATACGCATCGAATTGTTGTCTTTGGTTAGGAGTAACATTGCCTTTTCCAATGTCCATATTAGCTGAAGATACATTTAAGTTTGTTTGTCCTCTATCTCCTTCTACTGCAGTGTCATCATCACTAGTACCTAATTCAGACTGGTCTTCTGTCTGGAAGGCTTGTTTTTGTGCTTTTAGTACATCTGCATCTTTAGGCAATCCTTCTTGTCTAAATCTTCTGTGTTGGGCTAAACTTTGGACTTCTATAGTGTATCGTTTAGGATCCATAGAAGCTCTTATCATCTTCATAGCGTTTTCAGCTGCTTCAAAATCCCCTTCTATATTTTCACTAGCAGATTGATATTTAACAAATTCGTTTTTTTCGTTATCAAAAACTCCAACTACTATGTCATCTTTAGCATCTCTAGTTCTACTATACCCAAGAGCTTGTGATAAAAAGCCATCTATTACTCCGGTATCATACTTATAGCCACTATCCATTATGTTAGCTAGCCTTCCAGCAACACGCTGGTCTGTAGTAAACAAAGCTCCTATAGGTGTTGAAACAGTAAATAATTCTTCTGGGCCAAACATGCTTTCTATCTTTGATTGGGCTTTTGCAAATTCTGCTTTTGCTTCTATAGGTACAAATACACTGTTAGTCCCAGAGTTTTCATTACTCATAAAATCAAACTGTGTTTCTAAAGCTCCTGCACGTTCGCCCATCACTACGCCTAGCGCCGCTGCATTTTCCTTGCTTCCAAAAATACGTGCCATGTTTTTTTCAGCTACATTTCTTTGTGAAAGGTTTCTAACTTTGTTCATTACAGCTGTACCAGAACCTAAACCTCCACCTACACCTAGGCCTCCCATAAGTCCTGCAAATAAAGCATTTACCCTATCTGTTTTTGCCTGTGCTTTCGTGTAATCTGCGTCTATTCTAAATTTTTGTTGTACGGACAGTTCTTCTTGTAAAGATTCGGCTATTCCTTCTGATAAAGAACTAACAGCAGCTATAGAAGTAAAGTCTTTAAACATACTTCCTTTAGGTATAGGATCAAACTTAAATGGGTCTGCAACTCCACTTTTTTTAACTCTGCCTGGTCTTTTAAAGGCTCTCATAGTTACGCCTAGGGTTGCTACTTCTGATCCAACTCCTATTGCACCAAATGCAGTACCTTGTAGTAAAGAGTCTATAGCACTTTGTTTATTGTCCATGTCTTGGTCAGCATAGTCACTAAAAGCTATACCAGTTCCCATTCTTTGTTCTTGCGTAAACGCACCTAACACCGCACCTTGGGCAAAACTTTTACCACGCATATTTGATTTAAGAACTCCATATATGTCAGATAAATCATCTAACTCGGCGGGTGTAAATTTATGTAAAGGTCTTTTACTGGCATTTACTCTTATTTGGTTTTGGTACGCCCTATGCAGTAGATCTTCTACTTCCATTTTGTCTATGCCGGGCCTTCTTCCGCTACTAAGAATCCTCGAATTATTTAGTGACTTTACTCCGCCTTCTACTGCTTTTCTTCTTGCAGCTGTTCCAACACCAGCTGCCGCTACTAGCCCGGGGGTTGCAGTACCTCCAGATAAAACAGTACCCCCAGCAACAAGTCCACCTACTACAGCAGCTTCAGCTAAACTAGCTGCTAAAGAAGGTATAAATTGTCCCGTGGCGGATGCAAAATTTAAAAAGAAACCATGTACGTCTTTTTGTTCTAAAGAAGAAGCAAAGTCTGTTTCTAAGCCTGCCAAAGGTATACCAGCTTGGTTTTCTAAAAAATCACCTTCTCTTAGCCTGTTTGCTGCGGATGTATCTTTTCCTCTTAGCGTATCTATTGCAGCTAGAAAGTTTTGGTTTTGTGCTTGTATGTTTTTAAAACCAGATTCTATACCAGCACCAAAGGCCTCGCCAAAAGTATCTATGGGTTCTTCTCTGTAAACAGTAGGTCTAGCAAGAGAACCTTGCTCTGGGTTTACAAAAGTGCCAGTGTCGGTGGTGGGTCTAGCTAATTTACCGCCATTTTTTATTGTTAGGATTGCATTTGTATCAATAGCCACACTTTAATTCCCTGGTATCTGTTCAATATATCTACTTATCATAGATGCAGTTGCTGTGTCATTGAATATGTCACTATATTTCTTACCGGTTATTGAATTGCCTATTTGACGTCCTTGACTGTCTACCATAATTATTTCTTTCAATACCTGTTTGCCACTTGTTGTTTCTTGATACTTAGCTCTAAGACTAGAAGTTATATCACCAAGGGGCATAGCAGCGTCCGGTGATCCACCAATATTACCAAGAAACGGTATGTCTATACCGGTTTTTTGGCCGTCAGCTAACATAATATTATATAAAGTTGTACCCAAAAAGTTTCTAAAATAACCATCTATCTCTAAGCCTTCTGGTCCATTTAACAAGCCAAATTGATTTGCTTCAAGGTACGCATTAGCTCCATTTCTAAAATTAACACTAGCTTTACCTTTATAGTTTTCTGGTATAAATTTACCAGTTTCAGAATCGGTCATATTATCTGTAAACTCTTTTAGTTCTTTATTAATTCTAGTAGCAATCTCTTGGCCTTTTTTGTTTGATAGATTTGCAATCCTAGACTCAGACTCTCTCAAGTATTGATTTAGTCGCATGTTCATATCTTGAGAAGTTCTGTTAAAGCTCTGCTCTTGCATAGGGGAAGTCGCTGCGTCGCCAGTGCTTAGTAATCTATAACTATCTTGAAATTCGGAATTAAAATCTCCTCCAGTTGCTACTGCTAAAGCTGCGGCTATTTCAGCTTTGCTTATATCAATAGAATCATCGTAGTCTGGTATTTTTTGTAAGTCTTCGGGGCTTGCTACTTTATATTTGTTAAAAGCAGCACGAGCTTTATCTAATATATTCTGGTCACTACCTGCTTCTATCATAAACTGCTCGTTGTCTTTTACGAATTTAAGTTGAGCCTCCGGGCCTCCGAATATAGGAAATACTAAATTACCCGTGTCTCCTATTCTACCCCTTAGTCTTTCTGCTTCTGCTTGTGCCGCTTTGTATTGTTTTTGTTCTTCTGGGTTTCTACCAGTAGACACGTCTCCTACAGGAGGATTGCCTAGCCTACCTGCAGACCCATCTCCCATAGAACCACTAATACCTGTACCAAACACTGTTTTGTTACCAGGCGCTCCTATTTTTTCTAACCTTGTTCTTTCTTCTTTATTCTTTTTTAAATCTCCTTGCAGTTTTACTCTCAGGGCGTCTAAGCTATCATTGTACCCACTACCCATTTCTATCATGCTTTCAAAACCAGCTGCGGGATCTATTTCTCCGCTTTCAACAGCCTCTTCAATAATAGCAGTTGCTTCTGGCACACTTTGTGCTTTTTCTAGTCTGTCATTTAGTTTTACGCCTTGTAAGTTTGCTATTCCAATTGCTCTACTACCATATCCTTTTCTAGAAGAAGTTAGCCTGTTACTTTGACCTTGTAAAATAGTATTAGCCATAGTACGTAAGCCTTCTTGGTCGGTGAACATAACCATGTCTTGCGGATCATTACTAAACCCTAATGTTTTGGGCACTACACCCTGTTCGCCCTGTATCGTGAAAGAAATTCTTCCATTATCATCAATTATGTCTAGAATCTTTCCTTTTTTTGTTTCTTGGGTAGTTATGTCTTTATAAGAAGTAGCAACGGGGCTAGAGTTTAACAACTGTATTAGTTTATCTTTATCGTTGGTATACAACTCATTAAATTTCTCTTTGCCCATGTTCATATAGTCTGGGTTTTCAATGTCTAAAAAATCTACATAAGGTGATAACGTTTCTATAGAAGAGCTAGCACTACTATCATTTCGGTCTTTAACCTGTTGCTGGATAGCACCGGCTGTTCGTAAATCTGCTAAACTTGCCATATTAAATTAAAAATGCTGCTAATATGGAAGCTCCCATATTAGTCATTTGAGAAGAATAGTTTGCTTTTGCTTGCTTATATGCTCCTCTTCTTGCTACTGCACCCTGGGCCGCAGTGCCTAACCCTTCTAAAGCCCTAGCGTTTACGCCCTGGCCAACTCCTATTAGTTCTTGTAATAAAGCTTGGTTCATTTCCCTTTGTTGTACTCTTGCATTATTTACCGTGCCTGCTAAAGATAACTGATTACCTCTTTGTGCGGACCTTTGTTGTTCTTGGAGTTGTGCGCCAGATAACCCGCCGCCACCATATCTTTCTAAGTTTCTTGATTGTACGCCCGCTGCTATTTCTGCTTGTTTCTCAGCGTTTTCTCTAGACCTATCAATAAGTGTAGTATCGTCAGTCATACCAAGTAGTTGGTTTTCATATTGTCTAAAATTAGCTATGTAGTCGTTATAGTCTTGGCGCAGCATTCCTGCAAAAGCTTTATCTGGGTCTTGTACATTCTGTAACCCGCCAGCATAGTCTTGTCTAGATCTCATGTTATTGTATAAGCTCATTACCCTAGTCCTCTTCCTGTAACAATTTTAAATAGCCCGGCATTTTCAGTCATGGGTATTAGATTTTGTTCCGCTTCTGGTTTGTCAACTTCTTGCGTGTTTACACTTTCAGCTGCTCTATATTGACTGTAGTTTCTACCTGCTTGTACACCTAGTTTTGTAGCTGCCCCTATTAAAGCTGAGTTTCTTGTTTGTTTTGCTTTTGCTTTATTAAGAGTATCAGTAGTAGCAATTTTAGAAGCTTGCGATAAACCGGCTGCTGTTTGAGACGCCATTTGGTTTGCGCTTTTTATTCCTGCAATTTGGTCACTTCTTGCACCTACAAGACCTTGGGCTGTACCTTGTAGTTGTTGAGCAGAAGCAGCTGAAGCTAAATCAGCTTGTGCATCTACAGCACCTACTGCTCTTCGGTTTGGGTTTTGAGTAAGAGCTTGCATGGTATCAGCCTGGGCCCTACCTTCGCCCATACTCATTAATCCAGATTCTTGGTTAAAAGACCTTTCTAGAAATTCTCTTTGTTTTGGTAGATAGTTTTCTCTAAAGTATTTTTTATCCGCCATTGCTACAGCAGCATTGACTTTATCTACTTCACTCTCTTTGTAATCTGAGCTTTTTGGTTTACTCATTCTACTTTTCTCCTATAAACTCTTGTATCTAAATTCCAACCCTTACTTATCGCGTAAGGTTCCAACTCTGGTACGTGTGACTGAGCTTCTATATACTTACACTCAGACCCTTTAGCTAGTTTATTAATCCAGTTCTTGTGGTCTAGCCATTGTCCACTACCTTTACTGTAAGTATACGCTATCCACATATACAATGTCTTGTCTTTTGTGTACCTATCAATTTCGGTAGTAAGTACTAAAAACCCTACTGGAGAGGTAAATAAAAACGCTCTTTCATTTACGCACTCACTATAAACATCTTCTGGGATAAAGGTTAGACTGGGATTGTCTGCTAATATACTTTCTAAACCTGGTTTTACAATGTTCCACGTGGAACGTATGTCAGTAAGCACCGGTTCAACAAAGACATTAGTAGTCGATCTCCTTTCCGTATCTTCCATAGCGCCTCCTTGGCTTACCTATTCCTTTGTATTTTACTGTTCGTTTTACGCCCAGATCTCCGCCTCTTGCACGTAGCTCTGCTTGCATAATTTCCATATTAAACTGTGCTAAATACTCTCTAGCTGCACTTACATCGGTCCATTCTCTGTTTGGCATACGAAGTAGCCTGTATAAAGTGCCATATACTAAAGCATCTCTATATTGATTAGATACTGCAGTATCAATGTTATTTGAAGTTCTAGATGGTTTTAAAGCTACACTAGCTAAAACTGGTTCAGAACTGCTTGGAACTGGCACAAGCCAAAATGTGCTTGCTGTTTTTTGTAAGTATACGTGCGGTTGTCCAGTGCGCTCTCTCCAATCCGGGTAATTTAATTCTAAACTACGCGGGCTTATTGGATCCATGTCTCTACCGTTATACGTCATTAACAGTACTTGATGTACTTCTGTACCAGTAGGGATGTCAAAATCGTATTCGTAAACACCTGAAATGGTGTTAAAAGCGTCCATGTCTAATACATACGCTTTAGAACGTTCGCAGAATTCTATAGTAGCCGAACGTAAATTAGCCTCAACTAAACTGTCGGGGCAAAAAGGAACGTAAGGTAAAACTTCTTTTACTAAAGAAGAGTAACTTGCCATTCTAGCCTCCTTGTCTTGGTGCTGCTACGGGCGGTAAGTTTGGAGCTGCTCCTATATTACTAGTTCTGTCGTTGTTCGGGCTTAGTAGCTCCTGGGCTTGTGAACCCTGTCCGACACAATTTAAAAACAGTTGGTAATGAGACTGAGCTCTTTGTGCATTACCTGCGTATTCAGAATCTTTTTGGTAAGCCCTAAATAGAACATAATCTATTATGCCGTTTGCATAAATATCATCTACTGAAATAGTTGCACTACCGTTAGCTAGGTCTGTTGGGGAAGCTGAAAATACAACTTCTACAAACGCGTTACCTGCTACGCCTGGATAGACATAATAGTTTCTTGGGTCGTCTTCATCAAAGATATAGTGTTTAACTATTGTAGTATGAGCTGCATCCCCACTAACAGTTGGATCATGCCAATCAGGTTCTTGTGTATTTAATATATCAACGTTTACAATTCTAATTGCTCTTTTACCTGTAGCACTGCCGCTTGCTGCGGACATGTTTCTTACTACTTTAATTAGCCTAAGACCTGCACTAGGTAGTGTTTGTTTTGTACCCGCTACAAGTTGTACGCTAGATGTAGTAGCAGAAGACTCGGGCCTAAAGTTTACAATCTCTCTTTGTCCGTCGTTTAAATACCTGAGTAATTCAGCTTCAGGCCACCTAACGCTGGTGGTGTCTTGTAGGATATCTTTAATCCTGCTTAATATATTACTACCTGTAAGTGTCCCTGCCATAATTCATCCTCTATTGTGCAGCTTCTAGTTCTGCAATTAAATCTGTTTTTTTCTTGCGTCTATCAAGTTCGATCCCAATTGTACGACCGTATTCTTCTAGTTGCACTTTAGTCATTGCTTCTAAATCTATAGAAACTTCTTCTACTACTTCTACAACTTCTACAACTTCTTCTATGACGGGTTCTGCCTTAGCAGGTTTACCTCCGTCTTTTACTTCTGTGCATCCTGCTTGTAAACATAACAACCCTAAGTCGTTTCCTACTTGTTTTGGTTCGCCAGCTTTTAAATATACACTTGCGCCCCAAGTAGAGGCTACGGCTTTATCTTCGTTTGATACTATCCACATAATTTTTACTCCTTAAATATAGGTGGCCATAACAGCCACCCATAAAATATACCACAATTAATAAGCTACATCTAATCTTATTACACCGAAGTCTTCAGACTGACCTGTATGGTCTGAATGATACTTAGGCTTTTTAAGACCGAATATTTTACCAATTGAAATACCGTTTTGGTTTCCATAGTCAAATGTGTCTTCGACTATTTCTGGGATACCAATATCAGCCATTGCTAGTGCTTGTGCACCCGCAAAGATACATGCAGAACCGTTAACGTCAGCGTTAGCGCCCCATTTGTATCCAGCTGCTCCGGCATTAGATGATGCTCCACTTGTAGCAGAGTTTGTGTTAAACACATGTCTGAACTCATGGATCATAACTCCGTCAACCATTAGGCTTGAAGAACCTGAGAATAAGCTTGAACCCGGTCCTCTTACTCCAGCCTGTCTTACGTTAGCAAGGAAGTCTGAATCAAGTTTTAGGTCAGCCATTACCTGTGGAGTAACAAACAGATGGAACATCTCTTCGTTTCCTGCACCTCTTAGGCCTCTGATGTATTGGTCTTTAGCATAAGCTTTTAGATCAACAATAGCGCCATAGCTTAGTTTGTCAGCTGCAACAGTTGCAGTAACATCACCAGCCACGATACCATTAGTAGCATCAAATCTTCTATGTCTATTAGAAGTTGGTGCTGTTACATCGCTAGAGAACTCTAAGTCGTTTAGATTTTGGCCTGAATTCATTGAAGGTCTTAATGCTCCATTGTTTTTCAGGTTATATCCGATACCACTTAAAGTAAGGAATGCTAATTGGTCCATTCTGTCAGCCATTGCGTAAGCAAGTGCATCTCTTGAATGTTCCCTAAAGTTTACAACAGATTTCTGGTCGTTCATTCTACCAGATAGTCTGTTAGCAAATCTTAGTTGGTCAATCGTTACGACTATGTCGAACGCTCTTAAAGCCTCTTCATTACCTTCTAAAGTATTGTCACCAACGATACCATCACCAGTCATGTCAGCTAAAAGTGTTAAAACAGCTCTTGCTCCCTTTTCTGATTGAGTAAGCTCAGATATTCTCTGAACCATAGCATTGGATCCGCTACCTGCGAATTGGTTAATGAAGGACATATTTCTAGCTACTCGCCAGAAGTCTCTTGACCAGATCGTTAATTGTTCACTGGTTAGAGAAGCAAAGTTTGTATTTGCCATGATAATTTCTCCTTATCATTAAAGTTTAATAACCAGTCGACTTATTGGAGCGACTTTTATCCGTGTACCCTTTGTCGTTGGGGCAACGCTCTCGTAAGTTACGGGTACGAATCCGGCCAGTTTAACGCCCTGCGCTGGCGAAAACGTATGTTTTACAGGAACGACCCTGGTAAGATATCGCTCTTACGTGCGAACTTATTTTTAAGATAACACAATTTATCCGAAATCTCCACGCATTCTGCGCAAAGTTTCAGCAGGCAAAGCATCAAACTCATCTATAGATAAATTATCTATATCTACTTTTTTGTCTGTTTTGTTTTTGCCTTTCATAGCAGGTGGTTGTTTTTCAGCTGCTTCTACTTTTTTATTAGTGTTAGCTATTTTTTTCTTTTCTACAATTTTTTTATTAGTAGCAGTATTCTGTACGGGTTTTTCTACTGTTTGGTTGCCCATAAGAATTTTAACTGACTTTTCTAAAGCATCTGCTCCTGTAAAACCTTGTACCATATAAGCATCTCTTAGCTCTAAAACTTCATTAGTTTTATCTTGGTTAAACTCTGGGTTAGCCTGGTTTAATTCTGGGTATGCAGCTTCTAGCTCTAACGCTTTTGTTTGTAGTTGTTGTTGTTCAGTAGATTGAGCCACTGTTTGTCCCATCTTAGCTTGCATCTCAAACATCATTTGTTGTTTCTCTGCTTGTCTAATTTGGCTTCGTAATTGAGTAGCTTTTTCAGTCTCACCTTCCATAACTAAAGTTTGGTATTCTATTTCTTTAGTATCAAAATCAAACTCTGGAGCTTCTTTTACGTCTTCTACTTTAGGCGCTAACGCTTCATCTAGTTTTTTCTGTAAAGCTTTTTGTTTTGCTAATACTTCATCAAACCTAGACTTAGGAATCATTGGTTCTTTTTGAGCAAGTCCTGCCTCATCTGGTCCCTCAGATTGCTGTGTATCTCCCTCATTTTCTGCCAGTAATTCTTCTTCTCCTGAATCTTCTTCGTCTCCGTCTGTAACTTCAGAGTCTTCCTCTTCTGTTTCCTCTTCAGGCTCTTCAGGTGATTCTTCTTCAACTTCGACATCTTCATCGCTTTCCTCCTCCTGAGTTTCTTCGTCGTCTGGGGTTTCAAAATTCATATCGACTTCAAAGACTTCATTGTCTTCTTCGGTCTTTGGGTCTGCTCCGGGCATGCCCTCTAACACGACATCTAATTCTGCTTCTTGGTTGTTCTTAGCCATTATCGGTACCTCCTGTTTTGTCTAAGTTTTTCATTGCTTCGGTAGCCATCTTAGCTGCCGCTGCTGTATCACTCTGTTCCTTACGCATATCGTTTGTCAATTGCGACAATCTCTCACGTAAATCGAGCTCTTCACGTTTACCTTGAATTTTACTTTGTAATTCAGCAATCTTCAACTGTGGTTCATTTTCTATCTGGTCTACTTTAGCAACATTTACTGCCGCTTGTGTCTGTAGGTTAGTTACTTCTGCTTCTAGTTTAGCAATTTCAAGCTGCGTACTTCTGATCTGTGACTCCATTTGGAATTGTTGTAGCTGTATTTGCTCTTCTGTTGGCGGTGCAGTACCTTGCATTTTTCTAATCCTATCTGCAACATCTGCTTTACGTGATAAATGCGAGTACTCTACTATCATATCATCTGGTATTGGCACTCCAACCTGTCGTAAAGAAATAGCTTCAGCAAACTGCATCTCATCAAAGTTATCTCTAGCAGGTGCGCTTGATACAATTACGTCGTATTCGCCTAGCTGTAAATCATTTATAACTTCTCCTTCTGGAGTCATTTCATTAACACGTAGAGCTGTTCTAGGTTTATAAGGGTCTGTCTCATCGGTTATCTGTATAATTCTTTCTTCTGTATAGTAACTTTGTACTAGTTGTAAAATAGACTCTGCTAAATACTGTCTAGTTTTTGCTAGATTAGTTAGAGGCACTTGTAACATAGTAGAGCCTCTATTTTGTTTTGCTTGTATTGCAACACCAGAAACTTCTGCGCTATCCATACCTAACATTGCATCTGTAATACCACTAATCTGTTTAATATTAGCTGCTGCTTTTTGTCCTAGTCTATCTAGTCCAGTAGGTATTTGGTTAGGTGGTATCTTTGCTGGTGGGGTAGAGCCTCTATTAAACTCTAACACTAAACCAGTTTCTGCTCCGTGTTCTTCTAGATCGTCTGCAGTCATGCCCGCAAGTGAACCGTTCTCTACAATCCAACCACTGTTTGCAGTTGTATTTACTATGTGCAGTTCTTGTGATGTTATTTTGTTTAGCTGTTCTTGCGGTGACAACAAGTTGCGCACCATGCCGAACGGTTTTCCTCTACGAAAGTATGGAAAGTATGGAACGATTGTAAAGTTTTTGTATGGGGACCAATCATCAAAAAGAACTACAGTGTCTGCAGTTACAGTCCATCTTACTTTTCTAACTGTTTTAGTCATTATATCTAAGCCAAACTGGTCTGCGAATTGTTCTCTTTTTTTCTTAGTCCAATTATATGGGACGTCGCGCATGTCACCAGTAACGGGATCTAGATAAAACATACATTCTTTTAATCTATAATACTGTCGTTCTATTACTCTTATAGCCCTAAGCATTCGTGCGTTCTCTGGATCCCCAGGGAACTGTTGTCCGTAATTGTGTTCGTCTGTATCTCCATATCTTTCTTCTTCGTATTCCATGGAGTCAGCGCCTAAAGTAGTACCCGTCTCAGCTAGCATTCTTAATTTATCTGCTTTGTCTTGGCCATACACTTCTTCTACTTCATCTATACTCATCCACTTGCTTTCAAATATTTCGTTCCAGGTTCTTGGGTCATAATGTTTTGCGTCTGGGTCGATAAGAATGTCTAAAGGATCTTTAGCTTCTACTTTTACTTCCCCCATGATGTGGTCAGAAAAATCTATACGTACATCAAAATATCCCCTGTCCTGTATTAACCCATCAGAAAACACCTGGTTTTCTATCCACTCTAGTTTATTATTGTCAGCAATTTGTTGATAAACTTTAGTAAGTACGTCTGCAACATCTTGGTTGCCGCCGCCCCTGGGTTTAAATTGTATGTCTGCTTTTTTCGTGCTTTGTTCTCCTAGCACGGCATTAATTGTAGGAAGTATTGTATTTATAGTTAGTGCGGGTCTACCCTGGTCATCGAGTTGTTGCATGTCAAACTCATCCCACTGATCCCCTCTATAATACATGTCACATTTTTTAGCCATGTCTATGTATTCTTCATGGCCGCTGTCGCGGGCTCTGGTATAGCAATCCCATTGGCTTTTTGCTAGAGACAACTCTTCCGCTTTGTTAAGATTTTTCTTTATTTTTTTCTTATACGCCATGTTATGCACTCATTGCCGATTTCTTTTTCGGTCCTTTCGCTATTAAGTTTAACCTATCTCGCCACGAAGGTATATGTTCGGGAGCCTCATAAAAAGTCGCATACTCTGTCATCATTAAACCAACCCAGGCCAAAGCATCAACCTGGTCATCATGTACGCCGTTAGGAAAACGCAAAAGCTCAGCAACCATTGGCCCCGTCCAAGCTGCATCTTCTGGAAAAAATACTTTACCTTGTTGCATCCTACCCTGGATCGCCCTAGCTCTAGCTTCTTTGTCACGTCGCCCTACTTTTAAATCTTTAAAATATGCAGAATGTAATTGTCTTTCTGCTACACGTTTTTGTAGAAAAGGCCCAATAGCCATTTCTATGTGTCCTTTTTCTATACCAACTATACTAGGCCTCCACTGTTCATAGAAGTCTAATATTTTTTCTACCAGTTCGAAACCGTCGTATCTACCGCGGATAACATCTACGACAAACATATTGTCGTACTCATCAATGCCTATAGTTATACCAACAGAAAAATCGTTTCTGTCTCGTTGCCCTATAGCTAAATCCCACGCAGTATAATAGCGAAGTCTATCATATTCTATTTCATCTGGTTGAAAATACTGAATCATCTCTCTAGTAAAATAATCACCATCATCTGATACAGGGTTTTGTTGATACAGCGCACTCCAGTCTCTAGGCCCGATAGCTTTTTGTATTTTTTCTAAAGACTCTACATTATATCTTTCTGGATGTAGTGAATCGCCTAAGTTTCTAAACTCCTCATCCTCTTCGGCTATCGCTGGGTATTTAACTACTTCCCAATCATCTGCACCATTTTCACTAGCCATTAACAACCTACCGGCTAAATCATCATCGTGCCATCTCGTTAAAATAACTAAAATACCGCCACCTGGCGCTAAACGAGTATACGCGGTCGAGGTATACCAATCCCAGGTCGCTTCGCGGCTGTTTTCAGATTCTGCATCCTCTCTGTTTTTTACCGGGTCATCGATTAACAATATATGTGCACCTTTACCTGTGATACCACCACCAACACCGGCTGCGACATATCCTCCGCCCTGTGTTGTTTGCCAAGATTCTACTGACTGTGAATCTTTGTCCAGTTTTGTCTCTTCAAATACTGTTTTATAACTAGGTTCTCTTAAAACCTGTCTAACTTTTCTAGAAAAAGACATGGCTAAGGATCCAGAGTACGAACAACTGATAAATTCGTGCCCCGGGTTACGCCCGAGATGCCAAGCAGGGAAAGCAATACTAGCCAAGGTCGATTTGCCGTGACGAGGAGGCATAAACAGCATAAGCCTTGGGGATTTCTTATCTGCTACGTCTTGACTAAATTTTTCTAGCCTTTTACAGATGTCTTTGTGTACCCAACCTGCTTGGTAATCAGGATTGAACTTTTCTACGAACGGAATCATGCGTTTTCTAGACAAAATACGCCTTGCAAGCTCTTGTTCGGCCTTAACTTGCGCTTTTTGTTGTTTTTTTGCCTCTTTTTCTTGTTTTTTAGGCATAGGCAGCTGTTCTGCTTCGTCTGCAGCACAGTAAACGCACAAACCTTTAGGTAAAACGAGATTATCTGCTAAAAGTTTCTTACATTTGTAGCATTCTACTTTCTGAAGGTCTGTCACTACTTTTTCTTTTTCTTAGCTGCTTTCTTTTTCTTTTTAACTGGCCCTCTAGGGTAGCCTTTTCCATAGCCCATGCTTTTTCTCCTTTATTAACACTTCCAGCGCCTGCGCGCTTGCCTAATTCTTGAATTTGGGTCGTTTCTTGTCTTAGCAGAGCTTCTTTTTAACTGTCCTGCACTTCTAGCGCAATAAGATTTACGTCTTTTTGCTGCTTTTGAGCCTTTTTTGACTTTTCCGGTAACTGCTGTCTTTAATTTAGAGCCTGGGTTCGCTTTTCTATACGCAGCGACCCCTTTTTTGGTCATTCCTGCTCCAGATTTGGTTTTTCGGTAGTTTCCACCCTTACCAGTAGTCTTTCTTATAGGTTTTGCTCTTTTTCTAGGCATTATTTTCTCTTACTCTGTGATCTTTTTATTGCTTTTGCCGTAGGAGCTCCTTTTGCGCCTTTTTTACGCATAGGTTTACCTTTTTTTCTTTTCTGGGCTATGTTGTACCACAAACCTTTTTTAGCTTTTCTGCCATCTTTAGTAGTGTGATACTTACTCTTAGCTTTTTTCGTAGCAGCCATTACTTCTTGCCTCCTTTGTACGACTTCTTAGTTGTACCTTTTTTCTTCCCTTTTTTCATCTTCATGCTTTTTGGTTTTGCGTTTATACAATGTGCCATAGTTATAACCTCACAATATCATTAATATTTTTAGTCGGAACTACAAACCGCGAAAGGAAGGGTACTTCCGATTTTTCATTATCACCCGACCGCCTTGGTCCGAGCTCTATATCAAATAGTTTACCATTAACTTGTAGGAAGGCGTCAATATATTGTTTAACTGTGTATGATTTACCCGAGCCGATTGGTTCGATATCTTTTGTGCCTGGTTGCCCGACTGCAGCTGCAAGTGCAGCGCACAGATCATCGACGTGCACATAATCTCTGACACATGTACCATCGTCCGTATCATAATCATTTCCGAAAATAGTAAAAGTTCCGCGAATCGAAGCTTCTATAGTTGCCTTATATAATCCTTCTGGGTTTGTGGGTTCTCGACCACCGACATTGAAAAACCTAAATATCGTGTAATCCGGACAAAGCTCCTGGACTATTTGTTCTGCCGCTAATTTAGATAGCGCATAAGGAGACGTCGGATCGTACGCCGCACCTGTAGATGCTAAAAGAAATTTTGCGTTGGGAAATTTTTCTATTACGTTTTTTGTACCGACCAGGTTTGTATAAAAATATGCTGTAGGTCGTTTGACGCTTTCGCCTACTTTTACTAATGCTGCTAAATGTACTACAACATCTACATCAGGATCTATGTCCGTGGCCGGACGTCGTATATCCCAATCTTCTATATCAAAAGGTAATACAGTTATGCCTTTTTTAGCAGAAAGTAATTTAACTACTTCGGTGCCTATATAGCCATTGGCTCCAGTGACTGCAACAATCACTTCTTCCGTGGTGTTTTTTTCTTTTTCTTCATACTGTCTAATACGAGTTTCCTCGCTCTTTCAGTGTCACCTCTTTTTGCGTTATTCCTGCCGGGCTCTATAGGATATTTTTTCTTAGGCCTTGGGTTGCTGCTTACCACCCCATATTTTTTTGCTATGGGGTTTGAGTTTTCTTGCTTTTTTCTTTTCTCATTCATCATCGGGTTTGAATTACCTATAGCATTATCTGCCTCTATTCGCCCTGCGGTTCCTGGCTTAGATTTGTTTTTATGAAAACCTGAGCCCCTTGGCTCATTTCTTGTAGTCCTTGGGGTAGGGCCATAGTTTGCTTTTGCTTTATAAACTTTACGTTTCTTTTTAGTAACTTTCGCCTGTTGTGCGTATTTAGTCATTGGTTTCTCCTTTAGGTTCTAAGTACTGTGTATCTACTCCGGCTAGTCTTAATAGCTCGGAATCCGGCAGTCGTTCTAGTTGCTGGATTTTATCTACATTAATATTAACTTGCGTTGCTTGTTCAGGAGCGAATAACCCATGTAGTTTACATAGAGAGTCGACGACGTTTTTTTCTTCTGTGGCGGTGGCCGATTTTCGGTGGGCTTCTAAATACATAGTAGTGGCTGTGTTTCTATCGAACTTCACTTCTTCGCGCATCTCCTCGCGTAAGTATTCTATGGCTTGGTTGATTTTTGGTTTTTTAAAAACCTCGTACACATGATCCATGTTGCGGTACCCTGCGGCACGACCAGCAGCTGCTTTGTTCAATCCTCTTAGGTGAAACAATACTAATCTTTCTTCCTGGACCGAAAGCTCGGATAGTTTTACTCCTGCATAAGGGAAATGAGATTGAAGTTCGACTCTATCTTCGTCTGTAACTTCCATTGGTTGGTCTGCGACTAAGCTCATGTTTGTAAATATACCTTATAACGTTTTATAAGGGAAATTTATAATAAAAATTTTTTTTGAAAAAGTAGTTTTATATCGCTCTCTCATTCCCCTCCCCTGCTGCCAGCGACCCACACCCTCCCCGAATCCGAATTTCAAACACTAATCCAGTTTCAATCAATTGGAACCTTGTCTCGAATAATACATGGTCACGGACAACACAAGGTTGTCTTTCCAAATAGTCTTGTAAGGTAGGTAAAAGGTTTATCTACTATAACTAGCTATATAGGAGATTATCATGGCTAATACAATAACTAAGTCTTTCGACACTAACACTGTCAAAGCAAACAAAGGCAGAGCTTTATCTGTCTCCAAGAACGGCAACCTAAACATGGACGCTAAAGTAGCGAACCCAGCTTACGCAGAGAAAGCGAAGAAGGGCACACCTGAGTCATACAAAATGACATCTATCAGGGACTGCTTCGACTTCTTCTTACTCAAAGAAGACGGTTCTGTGTCGTTCAAACTTAAACCACATGTAAACCTAGCCGGCGGCACAGCAGTCACGGCGTTCGGTAGAGAGTGGACACCACAGGACGAGGAGTAATCATGAGAATATCATATACTCTAGGTCGTATAACTAAGGGCGTTGCAAAAGCAGCGCTTCCAGTTGGCAAATGGGCAACCCAACAAGCAGCCAACATAACATCGGAATTTGTGCGAGGTATGTCAGAACAACCTACTATCATCGCTACAGACGAGAGTTATAAGAACGCAGTGCGTGACAACAGCATTGACAACGAAATAAAGCAGGAACTTCATCAAGAGCCTGTTCAACCAGAACTACCAGGAATGGACACTGAACCACAAACAGTTCAGAACCAATCATGAGTAGTCATTACCTACCAGAGTCCATATGGGCTCTGGTTGAACATTGGAGAACATAATGAATATATCATTAGTACTTATTGATTACGCAGCAATCGCAGTAATCGTTTACATATCGCTGACTATCTTATCTAGAGCAGCCATCATTGGGCTATACGCCTACTTCATTAGAGAATGGTTCAAGTCTGAATCATCCTCAACATCATCGGTCAAATCTGACCAATTCAATCCTAATTACGAACAAGAAGACTTTCCATTCTAAATTAGCCATCTAGGAGCCCTTCGGGGCTTCTTCTTTTTTTAACTTTTTCTCCGCCCGCTACGCGCCCGGAATCCACCCGTTATAGGAGCTACTATCATGCCTGCCTACTACTATCATCACGAGCGAATGCGAGTGTGCCTTGTGCATACAACATGCTTGACTTTGGTTCCTTGTGTTCCACGGACCTGCCCCGATGTGGAACCAGTTCATGGAACCACGACAATGCCTGCCGCTATGCACAAAGGGGGGCGAGTACTTGCCAGCGGTTCCACGGTTCCGCCAAGTTCAGCTACTGTGTTATTAGAGTCGACCACCGGCCTAGAATATATAACTTATAATGAATGTTATTTTTACGTGGAACCACGGAACCATATCCTATATCCCGCATTCTTATCGCCTCGGTTGCGTTCCACATGTAGTGGAACCAAGTGGAACCAAACGGAACCGGCCCAGCAGCCTGCAGCATATAAAATGCTGCTTCCATATAGTTTATTGTAGGTCACATGTGGCTTACAGCGACAGCACGCAGTCGTACTAAAGTGCGTGTCGGTGTCTCCGAAACGACCACGGCCAGATGACAAGCTGGCCACTTAATTAATCCATAACCACAAGGAGGTAACTATGGGACTTGACGCATATGCTGGCTTTCAAGAGCCAACACAAAAACGCAACGACAATGTTGTAGAACTAAATGACAACATCGGTGCACGACAAGAGCAGGAATTCTACTGGCGTAAACACGCTAGGCTTCAACAGTACATGATGGAGTTGTACGACAAGAAGCACGACGGCCCGGCTCGGGGTGAACGACAGGGAATGATGGACTCATTCAATGGCGGAAAACTACTCGTGTTAGATCGAATTGACATCGAAGAACTACAGCTGTTGATACAAGATGATAACTTACCCTTCTGTCCAGATGGTTTCTTTTGGGGACATCAGTTCCAAGAAGAATCAATGAAAGAGTACAAACAGCAAGACTTACAGTTCTGCGAGAAAGCTCTGACTTGGATAGACGAAGGTAAAACAGTTTGGTACGACTGTTCATGGTAAAGGAGGAACTATGATTAAAGACTATTTTAGATCGGTATTGATGGGTACGGGCGTTCTGTTCGTACTCTTCGGTATCGCAACGAGTATTCAATACTCACTCATACTACTCGGTGTCGGGGTCGGCATCGGTTCAATATTGTATTTACTATGGAGGTTACTATGAATGCAAATATAGTTAGTGCGCTGACAACAGCGCTCTGGATATTAATAGAACTTATACAGTTCGGTTACATGGCTTATCTAGCCTGGAGGAATAAAGATGTTACTAGTAGGAATACTGTCGGCGCTGGGTCTGTTAATCCTAGCACTTAAAGCAGGCGGCAAGAAGGCTATCGGTCACGATATCTTTGTTGACGTTTTGATCACAGTCACATTGATGGTGTGCTTTTACGGCACATTCAGCGGTATGACTGCAGCAATGATGGGCGGTTTGTGTGCGTCTGTTGTCTTGTTCATTATGAAAAAGACGATGGTGCACGAGAAACTGACTATCGAAAAGAGCGAACGGGTTGTAATGACTACACCTGTTCAAATTAAAATACCTACAGTCAAAACTAAGTGGAAGACTGTAGAACCAGAATGGAGGAGTTAATATCATGCAAACCATTAATCCACAATCACTTATAAGCGAATTGAAAGACGCCGTTAAAGCTGGCTATCCAGCTATGGTCTGGGGTGGCCCAGGTATCGGTAAGTCTGACATACCCGCGCAAGTAGCCGCCGAAATGAATATGAACATTATTGATTTTCGTGCAAACTTATTTGACCCAGTAGATGTCAGAGGTATACCGTATCTAGCGCAAGCTAATGCAGAATCTACCAAGTACACGTCATGGGCTGTACCCGATGTGTTTCCTATCGCAGAACGCGACGGCGACAGAGGTATCTTGTTTATCGACGAGTTACCAACCGCACCACCAGCAACGCAGAATGCGTTCTTGCAATTATTGCTAAACCGTAGATTGGGTGATTATGAGCTCCCAGTAGGCTGGGCAATACTATGTGCCGGTAATAGACTAACTGACGCAGCAGCTGTATATCAGATGCCATCGCCAGTTAGAAACAGACTAGCTCATTACGAACTAGAACCAACGTTGGACGACTGGGTTCAGTGGGCTCACCAAAATGATATCGACACAGATCTCATTTCGTTTATCCAATACAGACCTGGACTTCTGTCCAATTTTGATGCGGATGAGTACGCTTTCCCAACACCACGTGCATGGTCTATGGTCAGCAAAAAGCTCAAGCGAGCAAATACTGACCCAACTAGATTGTTCTACGGTGTAGCTTCGTTAGTTGGCGACGGTGCAGCCGGCGAGTTTGTAGCCTTTAGAGATATCGCAAGCAAACTGCCTGATATTGATGTGCTTATCAAAGACCCATCAAAGTACAAGCGTGACGATAACCCAGCGTTATTGTATGCCCTGGCTAATGCAGTTGCAGCTAGAGCTGCTAATGACACGATGGACAACATCATGAAACTAGCCGACAAGTTAGTCGTAGAGTATCAAGTTGTTCTAGTAAAGGGCTGTCTTGCAAGAGACAAAGAGCTCAGACAGCATCCAGCTATTCGTAACTGGATCACTAAAAATGCTAACGTTATACTATAGGAGGATTTATGAAAACAGTTAGATTATCGAGTAATTTAAAATACGACATTCAAAGGGTAGCAGAGAACAAATTCAACAAAGCTAACCCTAAGAAAGACTATCCCAGCGACGGTATGCAGTTGTTTATAGACGAAGGCTATCAACTAAAGATAGACAAGACTGTTAAACACTTCAAAGACGTATGGGGTTTCGAAATGTCCACAACAAAGGCAAGAGAGTTAGTTATATCTAGTACTCATTACCTTGTGGATGAAGACGGCGACGAAGAAGAACGTGATAAATCTTATACTTTGACATTACCTGATATACCTGTACCCAACACTCTGTTGCGGTACGGTGATTCAATGCGTGTGGAAGTCAAACCCGACAACGCAACGTTTTTGGCTTGTATTGAGATTGAAATGTACAACTCTAAGATATCTGACAACTTATACAGTTACAGAAATAACATTAGACAAGTATTAGATCGTTTTACTACCCTTAACCAGCTGATTAAAGCTGCACCTTATATGAAGGATCTTGTACCGCAAGAAAGACTGCAAAAAATGCACGAAGTAGATGACCGCTCTGGTCGTCGTGCACAACAAGCAGAGCTAGCGGATAACGAGTTATCTGAATTACGAGAAGTGCTGCTTGAAGACGCATTACTTGGAGACGACTAATGAATCCATTATTCGTAAAAGCTAGATCAAGACTAATCCTTGACAATCCATTCTTTGGCACACTGTGTCTTCGACTCAAAGCTGTTGAGTTCGAAGAAGAAACAGGTGCAACGGATGGTGTCCATTTGTTTTACAACCCTAAGTGGTTCGAGAAACTTACGGACATGGAAAGGATTGGCTTCTTGGCCCACGAAGTTATGCACGTTGTATTTCTACATATTACACGTAGAGACAATCGACATGCTACCAAATGGAACGTAGCTTGTGACTATGCAATTAATAATTACTTAGTCGCAGAAGGTTTTATTTTGCCAAAAGGCGGTCTTGTGGATGCGCAGTACAATGATATGACTGCGGAAGCTATCTACAGTATGTTACCCGAACCCGACAAAGGTTGGGATAATATATCAGTAGATTTTGGTAAATGCGGTGGAGTTATGGACCACCCTGGCACAGATGGCACAGCCGGTAAAACCGGCGCCATCGAGGCTGGCCTGACTGTAGCAATACATCAGGCTGCCGAAGCGGCCAAAGCCCAAGGTAAGCTATCTGGTAACTTAGAGTCTATAGTATCTGATGTTACCGATCCCAAAGTGGATTGGAAACAGGTACTAGCTAGGTTCTTACGTGCTAACAACAAGTCTGACTTTACATGGGTCAGACCTAACAGACGATTTATCGGTAGAGGCTTGTATCTACCTTCTTTACACAATCCTTGTCTAGAAGAGATTGTTATTGCAGTAGATACATCTGGCTCTGTTAGCGAAGAAGAGCTCACGCAATTCACAACAGAAACATCGTATATCTTACACGAGCTCGCCCCAGAGCGAGTGCAGTTCTTGCAATGCGATGCGGAAATTAACGAGGCAACGGAGTACACCCGCGAATCGTTACCACTAAAAGTATCTTACAAAGGCAGAGGTGGCACTAGGTTCTCACCGGTGATTGACTACGTCAACGAGCACCATCCTAATGCAGCTGCACTAGTATACTTAACCGATCTAGGTTCTGACGATTTTGGCGACAAACCCCAATATCCAGTTCTATGGGTCACAACAGATATGACTTCTGCTCCTTACGGCGAAGTCATTAAAATACAATAACACGGAGGTTATTATGGCATCAGTAAGAATGACTAAAGAGCTAAAAGCTCAACTAACGGACGCGTACCGTAAGCAGTGTCAAACTGCTTACAACACGCAGTTCAACGTAGAAGATACAGTAAATGAAATTGTAGAGTCTATTCAAGACTCAGACGCAATGGATTTTGCTATGTTGGTAGAAACAGCTGAAAACTTTGAAAAGCTCATGAGAGCCCACTCTAATAAGTATCAGCATTTACAGAACAACTCTGGCTATAGGCACATAGATGGTTCTATTAACAATATGCAACAAGGCTATAACGAGAAGGTAGAAGAATGTAATCCTATCAAAAAGACTACTAAACTATATCTTGTTTGTAACAAAGGTCGAATGCTTTCAGACAACCTAAAACCAATACAAGATTGGCATGCTACTTACACTGACAAGTGGGACAGCAGCCAAAAGAATGAGTCAGAGACTTATGTAGAAGGTGATGTCTTATTTATTCATGACTTTGGTGAAAACCCGGTGTATTTACCTTATTACACAAGCGGCGAAGAACAGAATTATCATTCAAAAGAAGATTATTCACCTTCGGCATCTTTGGCTGTTCTGATATCAGATCCAGCTATGTGTGATAAACTAGAATCTATACCTATGGCAAAGCAGAAAGTAAGCGACATGGTTAAAAAGTTTGAAGACTTTGTAGAACCACAAACAACTCTTAAAAAATTCTTAGAAGAATTTCCTGGCGGTAAATCATTAGTACCAAGCGAGAAGCTACAAGCTATGGCTGCACCTGCTAAGAAAAAAGAGGTAACAGCTAAAGTAACTGCTGATGACTTATTGACACCCGAGTTAAAACAAGAGTTTAATGAGGTTATGCTAGAATCTACACTATTGGGGGATAACTAATGCAAGCAGAACAAACAATATGGCAATACAATTCAGAATATTCATATGAAGCTAATATGAATAGTTGGAGAGACGCGGCTAATTTCGAGCGTAAGCAATACCAAGAGGCGTTGCTTACCGAAGAACAAGCCGAAATGAAATTCCAAGAATATTATCCAAGGAGTGATTATGAGTGCAATTAAGAATTATATGTTTGACGTTGGTGAATATGCTGCAACAAACGGCATAAAAGCTGCTATGAGCAAATTCATAGAAACAGAAGACAACGTTAAGTCATGTATTATATTTTCTTTTGCTTTTGACGGCAATTGGGAACAGTTTATTGCTGAAGGTAATTGGGAGCCGCCAGCAGTTCACTAACATGCCAAGGAGTGGCATTAGTATAGCCCAAGTTTCGGTGTCCCGTCTTGGGCTATGCGCTTTTAGTTTACGATACGTAAACCCAAATTTCTAGCGTACCAGATACAACATCGCCTGCTGGAGCTACTTCACAGATGATATCAATTGTATCGTCTGCAGCGTAGTTCACAGGAGCTATGTCAGCGTCTTTTTGATCGCCACCACCAGCTTGTCCACATGTAGATGCAGCAATGTACTTATCAGTATCACTACCATCTCCAACACCCCAGACAAGGCCTGTGCCAGTATCAAGATCACTAGAAACGATTTTTACATCATGTACTGTTTCACCAGCAAAAACGTCTACCATTTTAAAGACGTCAGCTGCGTTTGGTGCTGCAGTTAATGTAATTTTAGAATATCTAACACCTAAAGCTCCGCTTGGGAAAGGCTTAAATGATTGATTTCCAGCTACCATGTCACTTGTAAAAGTTGCCATAATATTTCTCCGTTTGTGTTATTACCCATTATTAGGTAATATCTATAGTCATAAAGACAAATAGGATGTTTGTCAAATTTAATTAAGGAGTAATTAGATGCCCCCATCACATGTATATGTAAAACGTAACCCGTTGCACCCTTATACATACAATAACCCTGACGATTTACCATATATCCAATGGAAATATGTCCGCATATCCGTTGCTTACACTATGTATACCAGTAAGCAAATAGGTTGGGAACGCGCAAAGCGTTCAGAATACGAAGAATGGTGTACAGCAATGATTAAGTTCAAGGAGGAACTATGAAACTAAATATAACAACTAAAAAAGCAAATACAGCTGGTGTCCAATTTAGGATTGACCCAGATACTAAGAAAAAACTTACAGCCTTAAAAAAGTTCTATGGCGTAGGTACAGGCGAATTGATTAAACAAATGATTGTGCAATGCCATGAATCATTATCGGAGGTAGACAAATGAAATATCCTACTAATCAAATAGACTTTGATAACTTACAAATTAACATCGTTGATCAGTTTTTAATTAGAACATGTAAAGACGAACTTGCAGTCGATCAGCTACAAGCTTGGGACAGAATAAAAGACCTTGCTCGCAAAGGTATGGTTGCAGAAAAATACACAAAAGAATGGGAACAAAAATGAAAAAATTATATTTAGACTTTGAGACATATTATGACGTGCAATTTTCACTGACTAAAATGTCCACAGCACAATACATAAATCACAAAGATTTTAAGGTTTGGGGAGTAGGACTGAAAGTAGACGACGAAGCTACGGAATGGTACAGCGCAGATGAAACAGACGATGTTTTAGCTGCAATAGATTGGAGCGATATCGCTTTGGTTTGCCATAACACTTTGTTTGATGCCTTCATTCTTACAAGGCATTACGGTTATAACCCTGCGTATTATTATGATACGGCTGCTATGAGCAGAGGTTTATATCCTAACATGTCGGCTAGGCTGAAAGACTGCGTTACACGTGAGTTTCCGTCTGACAATACTATGCGAAAGGGAGAGGAGTTAGCAAGTGCCAAAGGCATACGCGACCTTGACCCAGAGCTTGACGAACAAATAGGTTCGTACTGTATTCAGGACGTGGATCTAACACACGCACTCTTCCAGTCCTACATAGTTGGGTATCCAGAGTCTGAACTAGACTTGATTGACCTAACTACACGAATGTTCGTAGAACCAAAACTTCAATTGGACCAGCCTATGCTGTTGCAATATAAAGAAGATATGGCAAAACGAGCAGTAAGTGCAATAGATGCGTCAGGTGTAACACGCGAAATTCTTGCTTCACAACAAAAGTTTCGTGCACACCTGGAGCAGCTAGGGATTAACATACCCACGAAGAAAAGCCCAACAACAGGTAAACAAATACCTGCGTTTGGAAAAAATGACCCTGCTTACTTACAAATGTGCAATATGTACCCAGAACATCGTGCGCTGTGGGAAGCCCGTGAAGTAGTCAAGTCACGTATTGATGAGACTAGAGCACAAAGGTTTATTGATTCGTGCAACCCTGACGGCAGCTTCGGCGTACCGCTCAGATATTATGCCGCACACACAGGCAGGTTTGGTGGTTCAGATAAAATTAACCTACAAAACCTACCTCGCGGATCGAAGCTCCGCACGGCAATTAAAGCACCAATTGGTCAAAAACTATTTATAGCTGACTTGTCTAACATAGAAGTTCGTATGTTAGCTTGGTTAGCTAAAGAAGCTGATTTACTAGACGCTTTTAAAAACAATCGTGATGTTTATTGTGAGTTTGCTTCTCAAGTTTACAACAAGCCTGTAACAAAAGCTGACACACTAGAAAGATATGTAGGTAAAACTGCGGTGTTAGGTTTAGGATATGGTATGGGTCATGTTAAATTCAAAGACACTCTTAAAACTGGTGCAGTTTCTGTAGATGTTACAGATAGCACAGCCGTGCAAATTGTCCAGCAATACAGAGGGATGTACACGAACATACCTATTTTATGGTCACGTATGAAAGATTTGTTATTCAACATGATTTCGCCCAGAGACTACGGTGTTACGTATGGCCCAATTACGGTCGGACCACAGCAGCTAGTCTTGCCCAACGGCATGGCACTTAAATATCCTGACCTACGATATGCAGGTGGTGAATTTATATACAGCACTCAGAAAGGAATAGTTCGTACGTACGGACCGCGCCTGGCAGAAAATGTTATTCAAGCGTTAGCAAGAATAGTTATTACTGACCAAATATTAGAAGTA